TTGCTCAGAGTCCGTTAAATCAAACATGAAGTTTAATACATTCACTTTCTTCTCAATAGAAGATTCTTTTATGGATATTGATTTATTCATAGTTTGCATTTTACTGACTACGGCTCTCCGTACTCGCTTTGATTTACTTAGCGGTAAAGATTGCCATAGCAGTGGTTAGGAAGAGGTTGCCATTTACTTAGTTTGACCTCTCTGTTTAGCCATTAATTCAAGTCTTTCCTGAAACTTACTTTTATAGGTTTTTCTTTCTTTTCTGTCCTCAATTGCACTCGAAACCGACACCGCAATTATGCAAAATATTAGCCATGCTATACAGATGAATACAGTCCAAACACTCCACCAATTAAATGGCCTGTCCTTTACGAGGTATAAAATAAATTCAATTAATGCCCATGCCGGACTTAATACAATTCCGATGTATGCTAAAATCATTGATACGCTTAATACTACTATTTTCATTTTTTGTTTATTTTTTATTTGGTTAATACTCATTTTACACCCCACCGATTAGGGCGGGGAGGGGGTTAAAAAACTTCGAAGTTATCTTCAAAGTACTGTTTTGCCACAAGCCATTGATCGTTGTGGTTTTTAGGATTCCTGGCGATCATATCACCAATTTTAGGGCTTCCGTTTTTTAAATCCACATCAGACACGGAAACTTTAAATTCTGTTTCCGTCATTATGTGAGGGTGTTTGTCTTGGTTAAAAGCTGTAATGTCAGCTTCTGTAACCTTTCTCATTTCTGCAATTTGAGACCTTTTGAATTGTTTGAACTCGTTCATCATTTCTATTTTTAAGGGTTATTACTCGTTAATGGGGGTCTACTGATCCCTCTTGTTTTATTGATTTGAATTTGATGTATAGTTCAGCGGTGGTGTAAAATCGTTTATAAGCTCCATCATTATGAGATAATTTATATTTAGCTGTAAAGGACCACGTGTCGCTAAAGTCTCTAATGAGATTATCATCACACCACTCAGCAAACTCACACGCATCATTCGGCATAGATTCAGCGGCTCGGAAGCCTTTAGACCATGCGATACGATTGTTCTCTACAAACACAGCGTTACTTGCGTAGTCGCTATCTGGATACGCTACCTTAGCCATCCTTTCCAATTCTTCTTTACTTGTTTTTTCCATTGCGTGCTTTTTTACGTTTGTGTCCTTTACGATTGTTTTGTTTGCGGGATTTATTAAACTTACCCGGTAAATATTCTATTGGTGTTTCATGCCTGGCGCTAAATTTATATGCCTCAACAAATACTTTTGAATCGGCAGATATATCATCAATCACCTCCACTTCTAAGCCTTGTTTTTCAATCTGCTTTTTTGCCATAATTGTTTCGGCCGCCAATAGCCCGGCACCGATCATGTAAATTTTCTTTTCCATTGCGTTTTATTTTCTGGTGATTAAGCTTTAACTAATTTGTAAGTGCCTGCGAACTGATCCGGATAAACAAGTTCTTTTGCGCCAGACAATTTTTTATGTATTACTTCATCAGTGAATAAATCACCTTGCGATGTTTTATAAACATTCACATACATCTCCTCCTGCGTTTCCTCTTTCTTATCGGCGCGGGATTCAGCGCATACTCTACATACTACGCGGCGCTTATGGCCTATAAACTCATTCTTACACTCTCTACATCTATTAGAGTAATTGCCGTTTTCACCTTCGAAGTCGGCTGTCCAGTTTCTGTCGCTTGTGTTATCCATTGGCGTTACTTGTTGGGAGGATTGCTTTGTATGGGGTCATAGCTTTATTCTGTTTCTAAGATTAAAAAATCAATATGCCATTGTTCACCGTCTGGTAAATAAAATAGCTTCCCTCCATCAATATCAGCAACTTCGTTACTCTCAGAAACGTATGCATTTATCATACTTTTAAGATCGTCCAAAAGGCTTTTATCTAAGTGACGTTCTGCGTAATCTGTTACGCCTATTAATTTTATCCTACTCATCCTATTTGTTTTTAGTGATTAGTTTAATCTTCGCCTTTACTTCGGCTGGTAGTGGTTTTTTCATGTTATAATTTAATTAACTGGATTTTCTTTATTTTATCAATACATCTGGGACAAGTAATATCACCTTTTTTTAAATGATACTTATTTTCAAACTCACACCCACTATCTCCAATACCATAAGCCTCGCCTTCACAAAAAGTTCTATGCGTTGCTGCCTCATAATCGTCAAGACACCATACTGTTTTTTTTCTTTTAATCCCATCGTCAGAAGATAGTATTTTAACTAATAAATGTTTCATCCTTATTTCTCTTTATTGGTTTGGTGGTATTTGGTGAGGGCTGCTCTACACTTGTCAGTTACATCGTATAATAATCGCCGTGTTATTAAATCATGTAAGCTACCTGGAAATCTATCTTTGTGTTCAACTGATTCAAGACGCTCTGATAACCCCTCTTCTTCGGCAACTTCAAAACAAGCTACGGTATTATTTAACGCCTCCGCCAACTCATCAGCACTCTGTTTTAAGGTGGTGTATTTATTTATAGCCTGCTCGATACCGACTTTGTTTGCATCAATAGTACTTGAAAGTAGGTTGCCACATTCGGACAGTTTCGCTTCCAACTCAGCAATGCGTTTATCCCGCTCGGCTAACTTGGTGGAGGCGTATTCGTCGCAAACTAATTTTACATTCTTCAACAATTTACCCTCTATTGTACCGTGCGTGTAGTAGTAGTTTGCGAAATGATATTTTAATTCAAAATCAGAATTAAGATTATTTCTGACTAATTCTAAAAAATATTCATTTTGTTCTGTATTGTTTTGCAATGCAGGCTTATTAAATATCTCGTTAATCAGCTCAATCATTCTTGAATAGCTTATATCTCCTGAGAGCACCTGCTTTTCAAGATCTCGCATTCTTGATACCGTTAGCCTTTTATGCTCAGCACTCATTCCTTTGTTTGGTTCTTGGTTCATGGTTTAGAGATTAATTTGTGTTTACTTTTAAAAGCTTTTATTTTTTCTAACAACTTCGCCTTACTTTTTTCTTTATAATCAAGTATTTTTAAAATATCCGGCCCCTGAGAACCCCCTGAATAAGTATCACACATTACAATCCATTCACCATCAGATTTAATAATGCGACCTCTAAAATAAAATTGTATTTTTTTGGTTCTTAAAATTATTTTTTCCATCCGTCTTACTTCTTTAAAATTAATAATACATTTTCTTTAATGCCATGAGAGGCAAGGCTAAGAAGACATTTTTTACACATGTTTCTTCTTTTAAGTATATCTTCTTTTTTTAAAATCAAATCAGTGCCACCTTCGAATCCAGATTCAGACAGAGGGTTGTAATTAAACCCTAATTCTCTACCACACAAAGAGTGTACAGTATGTATTTCCTTAGCTACGTGTGTTTTACCTTTTCCCCACACACTATAATCAGCTATTAAAGTGTAATTTAAGTCCATTCTTGATTTTCGTTAAACTTACCAGTCTTTTTAGAATTAGAAAAAAGTGGTTTTAATTTTTCTGCTTCAAATTCAGAAATCGAAATTCTAACACTTTCTTTTTTTGGTTCTTCAATATTTCCAAGTGTTAAAAAATAAGCCTCCCCAAATGTACCAAGATCTTGTTTATTCATTGAAACTACTATCATTTTTTTATATTTTAAGTTTATATTTTTATTATCATTAAATTTTCTACACCCTCCGGCACACTTAGCGCGATCAGTTTAGTGGGGTGTAGTGGGGTCATTTTGATTGCTCCTCCAAAAGCTGTAAAACTTTGTCATAAGCAAGTATCTTCCCCCAATAAACACTTTCCATTGAAGTGCCTGATGTTTGCTTTTTATATTCAATTTTCGCCTCATTCCTGAGTGCCTTGATTTTTTCGATTGTTGTTTTTTCTGGTGGCATGAGTTATTATTTAAACTTGTTTACGAATACAATTCATTAAGGTTGCGTTATTTTGCAATTTTCTTCTTAATCACTGAATTTATAGTTTCGGAGTAGCGCTTAGTGAACAATTTAGCAAACGCGTCTATTACTTTAAAATCTGAATTAACAGCCTCCGTCCAATTTTTAGGTTTATCCCAAAGCTCTTTGTATTCCGCGCAAATAGATTTATAATTCGCCGCGCTTAAATATTCTGGGTGATAAGACAACATAGGATTGATTGTAAACACTTTCTTATCATAATTAGGTAGTAAGTATCCATTTTCAATAAGATGCTTAAAATCCTCTCTAATTGATTTTACGTTCCCACTCAATTTTATACTAGGATTATACACAACATTTGCCGCCAAAACAGTTTCTTTAAAACTAATTAATAAACGCGTGGAATATACAATCGTATTATCTGATTTAGATTGATATATAAGCCAGCTAAGCAAGGCAAATTCACTAGAAGGTAAATACATAGCGCAGTTAGTGAAATGCTTTGTAACCACCCTTGTTGTCTTTCCTCCGGTTAATTCCGGGAAATAAGGCAATGACTTAACCTGTGTAGATTCAATAGACTTAGTGTTAGCCATCTATTTCATCCGCCCCTCTGCCGGAATACTTCAATCCATTATTTATAACAAATCCAGATGGATCTATATAAACCTCTCCTTCTTTACACAATTCACCATTAACAGTGATTGTCCTTGCACCAGATACATATATTCTATGTGCTAAAAGATAAGCGTCTATTGCCGTGGCAACTTCATCTCCTGTTAATGATACTTCAACTCCTGGGCCATATTCAGATTGACCTCTTCCATATTTTACAGTCATAACTTCTGAAATAAAGCGTTCAACACCTTTAACTCAACCTGTATATTATTTATACATTTTGATATTTCCTTTTTTAAATAGGATTTATCCTTCACAGTTTCTTTAACAGTGGTGTTAGGGCTTCTTTTAGCTTTAGCCTCAGTTACAAATTTGCCAGTCTTAGCTGAACGATTAATTGTTTTTTTCATGGTTATTTATTTTAATTATCTTCTAAATTAGGGTTATTTTTAACCTTATCCAGCCATTTCCAGAAGGGGTCTTCCCTCATAATGATAGGATATTCACAATTAGTTCCGTGTGTAATAGCGTCAGATTTTGACTCTATAATAGCTATTAAAAGCCATTCCGCTCCCGTGAAATCGCGCGGAGTACCTAAATCATTAGCATCAATACATTTCTGCTTAATCCTTACTAAATCATCAACAATTGACTTCAATTTCCTTTGGCATCTGCAAATACCGAAATAATAAGTTAAAATGTTTCCTATTTTATGCCATTCCTTATTATCTACCATCTATACAGTTTGTAATTGTTCTTCTTTAATTTGTTCTTTAATATTCTCAAGTACATCCGCCGCGAATGTATCATCCAACTTTCGAAATTTTTCAGAATTAAACCTATACCTTTCTCCAACGATATTCGTTTGATTAAAACCTACAAGGTAAACAGATCTATTATTAGGCATTCCGTCGCAAATATAAATTTCACCCTTAATAGGAAAAACTGTACCTGTCGGCGCGGATATTCCGGAAATCATACATTTGCCTAAAAATGCCTCAATACAAACCACGCGATCTCCCTGCTTAAACATAATCTTTTAAATTTTAGTATATTTTCGTTTAAACTGAGATACCACCATATCTCTCTCCCACCTACTTAACTTGCTTTTCTTTTCAAGAATTAATTTATATTCCTCGACTAAATTAACCTGTGGCATAGGACGGGAATAATTACTTCCACCTATTCCTGACATAGCCATCATCATAGATGCCATCATAAGCATTTTAGGAGTCCGGCGGCTAGTGGGATGTTCTATTTCAGAATACCTCTCTCCATTAATTTCAAATACCCCATCATCTATTAAAGTTATACCTTCCATAATATTTTTTCTTATTTATACCCTATCTACTATGTAAAGGTTGCAAAAATTATTCTTTAGCCCTTAATTTATCTCTCCACGCATTATTTACCCGCTGGTTGACCTTATTAAGATCCTTTAAATACATCATTTTATTACTAATCCGGCGCTTCTTTTCAACTTCTGGCGGAATAATAGACTTATGTTTCTTAGGCTTGTTTTTAGATTTATTATGAGGCTTACGCTCTTTTGGGTTCTTTTTAGTTCTACCCTTTTTATCCTTAGCATAAGGATTATATACTTTTAATTGAATATTGTAAAACGGACTTAGCTTATTAATTTCCCTTTGTTCCAAATCATATAGCCTACTCCGGTCAAATCCGGCCATATATTCTAAATGACGCTCAAAAACAAAATTATCTAATCCATGTAAGTCGAAATCAGCTTGAAGTTTATAATTGGAATGCTTTTTATGACTCAGGGCTAGTTTATGGCAATCAAACCTTCTTTCAAAATTGCCAGTGCTTCCAATGTAAATGTTATTGTTAACCACGCACCGAATAATGTAAATCCCTGATCTGTATCCGATATATTTCTTCTTCAATATCTTTCCAAGCAATCTATCGTAAACTACATCAGCCATAGGATAATTAATAAGGTGGGGTAAAATGATTCAAAAAGTGAACATTGTGTTAAAATCTATATTTATTGCAGCTTACAGCCATTACATAACCATTATGATAGTAAGAGTTTGGAATATCTTCCAGCAACACTTTTACCTGATTCATGTTAGACGTTTTGATTATTTCTTTTCTGCCGTTAACGCAGAGAATAGAATTACTTTTCTTTAATTCTTTGATTCTATTATGTGCGGAACCAACGCTGCACCCTAACATGGATGCTATTTTACTCATAGATATGCTCATTAAGTCTTTTTCACCAGGTAACTTGTCTACATCTATATTCTTTCTTTTAACTGTCCTCTGAGCAGCTTTATATGAATTTAGATTTTGTGGGGTATGAAGGTCAAGGCTTAACTGCTTGTATCTATTAAATTGATTTTGCTTATTCTTGAGAACTAGCAATTGAAGATCTTTGAATATTTGTTTTATACTATCAGCTATCTCAAACTTAACTATCACCTTTTTCTTATTGTGGTCAAACTTATTCAGCTTAACGAATAATAAATTCTTGCCGTGCATTTTACACCACCCGCTATTCAGAAATGATTTAATGTACTTACGGACGGCAGAAAGGCTTAGTCCAGATTTTTCAGCTAATGATTTTTGGGTGTAATTGAAAACACAGGAATTAGAATAAAAAGACTTTAAATACAAAAACGCTGATAAATCTTTTAATCTTCCGCTTTTAGCGATAGCAATGAGATTTATTTTATTAATGTCTAAAGACCGATTATTCACTTTCTATTACAATTTTTGTAAGGATTTGTGATTTTTTGATTCTATTACAGATTTTGTAATAAAAAAGAAACCCTCACCTTTTGTTTTCTCTGTGTTCAGCAAAGAAGTGCTTGGTGAGGGTATTTAAAATGGCTAGAGGCCGGATATTAAATGTCTTACTTAACTTACTTTGCTGAACGGGATAAAATTACTACATCCTTTCATTCTGTGCAAATATTATTTTGTTAAATTATTTAATCTTCTGATTATAATTTCCAATACACCTGCATCCGCCGAAGTTTACGCTATACCCATTACCTAAACTATCGTTTAAAAACAGGCTAAACTTATTCTCCTGAACTATATACCCATTGCCATACAATACCATTCCAGGATTGTAATACACGCTCAAATCATCTCCCGCCTTACAATTGAAAGATAAATCTGTGATAGCCGCGCCAACCTTATTAGCCTTAACCACCCCATTTAACTTAATAATCAATGTATCTCCCGCTGAATTAGAACTTCGATTAGGATAGATATACGCTGAGTATTTGTGTTCTTTAATCACCACGGGCGGATTCACCGACGGAGTTAATGGTTCTTTCTTACAAGCCACTAACATTAACGATAGTATTATTATTTTTTTCATGTTGTTAAATAGTGTATTTCCACCTTTTTTTATGTTTGTTTTCCCTCTTAACAGGTATTGTATAACTAACTCCAATTACAAATCCACCTACAGCAGCACCCCATATTGTACTAAATGGGTCTTTAGGAGTGAAAATAGACACTGAGCATCCAAGAGCAGTGGAGCAGATAGTTCCCATTATAGGATGATCTGTTTGTTTTCTGAATATTAATCCTGATGTTACCGTCACGCCGCACCCGAAGTAATTGAATAGTTTGCCTTGGGGGAACTGCGCGGATAATCTTAAACATATCAGCATTAACACAGCCGTTCTCATCCGTAAATAACTCTTAGGTAAGCTAAATAAAGCTCCAAATTGAAATGACCGGGCTTACAATCATTATTATCACTTTCCCAGAACCTTTTTGCTACATCTATATTAAATGGATGTTGTGTGGGTTGTAAATTAGTGTCCATAGCTTGATTTTATTGGTTTATAAGAGGTTTTACGAAAAACATATATAAAGGTTGCATTTATTATTCAAATAGGCTTAAATACAGGGTTTATGTCATTAAACAGGGTAAAAGATTATGCCATTATTTTTATTATACAATTCTATTGCTTTTATCGGGGCCATTCGGCGGAACAAGAAATAAATTATGCTCTATTATCATTGGGGCTATTTCAGGGTTAAAACGTATAAAATCAATTCAAATTTATTATTGAAGGTAGTAAAATAGTAGTTAAAGATGTATATTTGCATTCAACAGAGACTTAGTCATGCTCGATCTCAGTTATGTTTTGTTGGTTCAAACAGGATAAATCCCGGCTAAATACTGGGATTTTTTCTTTTATGCAACCTTTTGCAACTTCCGCGCGTATAACTATTAACTTTTAAAACATAAAATTATGCAGAAGAAAAAACAGGTTATAATGCTGCCTACAGATAAAGCAAGTAATATTTTATTATATCCTAAAGAGTTTAAAATAAACTACAGCAAAGTTCCTTGTTTTGGATTTGAAGAACAGATGTTAGCTCAACATCTATACATTCTATCAGATGAAGAAATAAAAGAAGATGATTGGTTTATTGAATGCATAGATAATGGTAGTGTAAATGCACCACATTATAGTATTAATAAGATGATTAATCCTAAATATTCAATTGAAGAAGAAACTTATTCAGCAATTGGAATAAATGGAGATGAACATACTTGTGGATATCACAATACTAAAAAAATAATAGCAACTACTAATTCTGAATTATTAGAACATTCTTTAACAAGAGAAATAAATGGATTTAGTGGTCATATTCCCCTGCCTAGAATATCTCAAGACTTCATTGAAGCTTATATTAAATCATATAATGAAGGTAATGTGATTAAAGATGTAATGGTAGAGTACAAAGAAATAGTAGATGAAGTAGGAAGAGATAAATTATCTAGCGGCGGAACGATAGGAAGATATTCGGTTAAAAAGAATCTTAAAATCAGATCTGATAACACTATTATAATCAATAGGGTTAAAGAAAAGAAATATACAGCAGATCAAATGAAAGAATTTGCCATAGCCTGTTGTTATGCTTCTCAAATTGATGGCGATCACAAATCAACTTTAGACATTGTGAATAACGCCTTCGATAAAAATTATCCTGAATAATTAATTATAAAATCAATAAAAATGGAAAAATACCTGTTACCCTTGTTTATTTATTACTTCTTTGCGTTATTAATAATTTCGGATGACAAAACTATTGATCGTGCGGCGAAAAAAGTATCTCATGCTGTTGATACTTCCGTATCGGATTACGCGGAGAATAACCTAATATCTGCTACAATTAAACAATACAAAAACTATAAACCATGAAAACTTATACAAAAGACGAAGTGATTAAATTAATCTATGCTTATGAAAACTATTTAATGGGAAGTATCGGAAGAGATGGTTATTATAATGGAATAGACTTCGTAGAAGAATTTCTTAAAGAAAACCCTATTAAATAATAATTTGCAAATAAATGCAACCTTATTACCTTTACATTCGTTAAACATACAAGTTCTTTAAAAACATTTAATATTGCTTCGGTGGCCTAAATATAGGTAAAGTGTTGTGAGGCTAGCGCACGAGCAAGCAAAGGGAATGTAAAGTCCCGGCCCACCGAACGCAATATGATATTTCTTGCTTGAAGATAAACAATAGAGCAGTACGATACTTCCTTTAAGTGGGAAATACGCTGTACATCTATAATCTATATCCAATAGATGTTGTTTATTGTAGAGATAATACTTTATGTAGTGGAGCCTTGGCAAGTACTCAGAAATGAGGAGATGTGAAGCTACATATTGTCGGATTATTCCTTTGGAAATGGGACAAGAGATAAGAGCATTAGTACCGCAACCTTTTTAAGGCGTAGAAGCGGGCTAATGTTTCTTTTAAAACTTAAAAATTATGCAAACAGTAAAATATCATTTTAGTTTCTCCACGCAAAGCAAGGAGCCTATCACTGAGTCTCAGTTTATACGACTTATCAAATATCAAAAGAACTTAGACACTCTATTGATAAATGACTCAACTATATCTCAACAAAAAAGGCTTGCATTATGGGCGGAAAGTCAAAGAACAATTAAATTCTTAAGAAACTATGGGACTTATAACGGATAAACCTTACAGAAGGTTAAACAGGGAAACCGGACTATTTGAATGGGTGTATCCTGAGCCAACTCAATACGATCAGAAAGACGTTCTTAAGCCTATTAAGATAGTTAAACCTAAAAGAAGGAAGAGATGAGTGTTTATGAGCAACGTATTGCCGCGCAACTCTATCATTTTTATGAGAGGTATAAAGAATACGAAGACCCTCTAAGCAGGTATCATTCACACTTGCATCTAGACCTCGTATTCGACCATTTAAAGGAGAGAAATAAGGAAATAGTGTTAGAGGGAGATATTAAAGATAAGTTGTGGAAAATGGCTATAATTGAATGTAAGGAACAACACGTCTCGTGGATGAAAGCATTAAAAGATAAGAGACTGGCTCAAACCGCAAAGGAATTATTAACGGCGGAAAAAATAAGATTTTTCAAGACATACATCACTAGATACTTCCTTTTAGAGAAACTAAAGGATGGTATATGGGTTCAGGTTACAGACGATGAAACAGGTAAAAAGGTTAGCTTATTAAGTTTTGTAGGGAAATGAAAGAACTCCGCGCATACCAATCCGAATGTATAAATACGGTTCAAAATGAACTAATTTCCGGCATTTCATCTCAATTGATCGTCATGAGTATGGGGCTAGGAAAGACTTTCACTGCCGTTAAGATGACAGAACAGCTTGGATTTAAAAGTGTATTATGGGTAACGGATGATGAGCGCCTGCTTGAGCAATCTGCATTAGCGTTCGCTTATGATAAGTTTGAACCTGAATTAGTGGAGAAAATAGCTAAGAACGGCCTGCTTAATTACATAAGATCCGGCGGAACGTTCAATGGGTATAAAATGGGGGTTATCAAAGCAGACTTGTTTAAGCCTGATGGCGATGTAGTTTTTTGTTCCGCGCAAACATTATGGCGGAGATTAGATAAGTTAGATCCTTACAAATACGACTGTCTCATAATAGATGAATGCCACCTCTTCGGAGCCAATACATTTTTTAAAGGTATTTCACACTTCCACCCTAAACTGAGGCTAGGATTAACCGGAACTCCATTTAGGAAAGACGGCATGATGCTATCTGATATATTCCAAAAGATTGTATTTGAATACAATATGTTAGAGGGTATTAAATCAGGGTACTTGTGTGAACTAGATGCAATCAGGATTAAGACAAATTGCTCATTGGACGGAGTGCATACGCTGGCAGGTGACTTTAACGAAAAAGAACTATCTGATGAATTGAACACTTTGGCGCGTAACAACTTAATCGCTCAGTCTTATATTAAGTACTGTAAGGGTCGCCAAGCCATCGGATTTGGAATTGATATACAACATTGCATTGATCTTGCAGAAGCCTTTAGACAGCACGGAATTAGCGCAATAGCCATATCCAGCGACGAGGAAAGAACCGGAGATAAGAATATTGGAATTAAACAATATAGAGAAGGGATAATTGAGGTTATATTCAGTGTTAATCTATTAAGTAAAGGATTTGACCATCCCGATACCGGATGCACAATAGCGGCAGCCCCAACTAAATCAATAGTAAGATATTTACAAGGGCCAGGAGGAAGAGGAAGTCGATTGAAGTCCGCGGAATACGTTTCTAAATTTGGACAAAATTGTATAATTTTAGACGTGGTGGATAATACCACTAAACACAACCTTATTAATGCTTGGGAATTAGACAAACAAAAGCCAGTTGAAGAAAGAACTTTTATAAGTCAGGATAAGAAAGATAAATTACTAGCCGTTCGAAATGCTACAAAAATATCCCACGAAAGAAAAGAGGATGAAATTGTTAAACTTTTGCAGATACCTAGACTCAAACTATCTAAGTTCTACACAATGTCTGATGATGCCACGCCCGCTCAAATAGAAGCGATCAAAAAATTTGGATATACTGATGAAGTTCATTACACAAAGTTTATGATAACCGAGATATTTGCAGCGCAGCCAGTTACACCATCTCAATGGGGATGGCTAAAATATAAGGGATATGATGTGTCGGGTAAAGTGATAACGCGCGGAGAGTTTGAAGCGGCAAGAAGAGAAGTGGAAAGAAAAGAAGAAAAGAGAAACCTTAATAAGAAATTTTAGTAAAACCAATATATGAAAGAAATAAAAGGATCTATATCCTACACATTACAAATCTCTGATTCCGGCGAATGGACAGTTACATACGGAACAGAAGGTCAATCAGAAGAGGATTCTGTGCATAATGACATAGCTTCTCTTGTGATTGCTCAGAATGTTATGGAGCAATGCGCCGCCACTATGAAACTTAATAAAGAATCATTAAAGGGCAGAGATAAGAAATACATGACCCAAAAGCTAGATAAGGTGATTGATGGTAGGTTTGGATTAAAACTTATCGCGGATTACCTGATTGATTGCTATGAAGGCTATATGGAGTTCTTATCTAAGAAAGCGTCGGACAAAGAAGCTAATCCTAAAGCAGAACAAGTTACAATGACTGAGGAAGAAATTAAAATGGCTAAAGAAACCCATGACAGGCTCACTAACGAATTAGTTAAAGGAGTGTTGGATAAATATCCAGATCACGTAAATTCATATAAAGAAGGGCAAACAGGACTGCTGGGGATGTTCGTTGGAGAGGCTATGAAGGCATCGAAAGGTAAAATAGATCCAAAATATCTAAATAACATTGTTAAAAATCAATTAGATGGATTATAGTGAGTTTATAGGTGCGGCATTGGCGGAACCTCTAGGGGATGGAATGTGGAATGTATATGCTAATGGTTTTGTAAAGATTAGTGATTGTTCCGGCGACACAGAGTTTGAAGCCAAAGAAGACGCTTGGAGATACATACAAAGACTTAAAGATAAAATAGATGAAAAAGATTAAATTAGAAGAGCAATTCCAATTAGGAGATCAGGTGTATCTCTACACTAAAAACGATGAAGGTAAGCCTATTATTAAATCAGTGGCATCCTCAAATGTAAAGAAAGAGAAAGAAAAGAAGGCTTTTGTGCCACCCACCCTGGCGGATGTAATTGTATTCTTTAATAAGAATGGGTACGATAATGAACTTGCTAAAAAGTTTTTTAACGGCTACGATGTAGCTGAATGGAAAGACAGCAATGGCAGACAAATACATAATTGGCAACAGAAAGCCCACCAAGTTTGGTTTAGAGATACTAACAAACTACCCGTTAAAGAGAAACAAGAGTCTAAATTCATGTTTTAACCATGCAAGAAGCACATAGTCTGGATATGCAGACAAAACTATTGGGGGTGTACATGGGTAATCCCGATGCATTCTCTCATGTAGAAAACTTATTCAAATCAAACATCTTCACCACAACTATCTATAAACACTGTTTTAAGATCATTACAGCGTATCATGCCAAGAATATAAAGTCTGATATGAATATTATCTTAAACGCTCTTATAAAGGCTGGAATAGATAAAAAAGAGGCTGCTATGTCAGTGTCTAAGTTAGATGTTTACACCCACCTATCCGCCGGACAAATAGCTGAATATGTTACATCCCTATTTGAAGAAGCCCTTACAAATGATCTTGTTCCCTTTATCGAGAATGTTGCCTCCACTACAAACCCACAGAATGTATTTGAGAAGATAGGGGAGTTGAAGGATAAGATTAATCGCGTGGAGTTGACGGTTAATAACGTTAGCAAGGAAGTGAGTATTAAGACTCAGTTTAAAGAGGCGGTTAACAGAATTAAGAATTTAAAGACGGGTAAAATAGAACAAGCTGGATTTAGCTGGGGTATACCCTCTTTAGACAAAAAAACTCTTGGAATAGTTCAGGGGATCAACATTGTCGCGGCATCAAAAGGCGGTGGAAAATCCTCAATTTTGATAAATATTATCGTGGAGAACGTTGTAAAAAAACAACTTCCTATGTTATTTTTCTCTATGGAGATGACTGCAATTGAAGTGCTAACAAATGTGATCGCTAACGTGCGTAGGATTAATTCTAAAGCACTTAGAACCGGACAAGTTGACGAGAATGACTTAATTGATATTGAAGCCATAGAGGGCAGATTAAATGAATCTTTTGTCATTGACCCCACCGGCGGAATAACCCACCAATATTTTAAAGCGAAAGCAAGGGCGTTTAGAAAGGCTAATAATATACCAGATAATGAAACTATATTAGTGGCACTAGATTATTTGGGACTTATGAAAAATACACCGGACGAGGCCAAGATGACTAAGGAAGAGAAGATAGAGCAAATATGCACCGAATTAATGTGTAGCTGCAAGGATGAAAATATCGCTTTAGTTAAACTTGCTCAATTCGGAAGAGAACTAGACAGGCGCGGTAATGATAGCTACGCAGTTAAAAACGATTCGGATAAACTAAGAGCTTTACGTCCTAAAATGAGCGATCTTAAGGGTTCCTCTGCAATTGAAAGTAATGCGGTTACTATTCTTTTACTATACAGACCTAGTTATTATGGGATATTAGAGTCGGACGGGAAAGACTTTCGCGGACTTTGCGAGATAAACATAGCAAAAGGACGGTACGTGAATCCTGAGCCTGTATATGTGAAATTCAAAGGAGAATATTCTTTATTTCAGGATATTGAAGAGAGTGAATCGGCAATACAATCAACAGAAGAACCTCCCTTTTAAAATAATTGCAAAATAATGCAACCTTATTCTTTTTATCACGTTTAACTTATAAAATAACCAACTATGTTTAAAATATACAAACACAAACAAACCGGAAAAGCTATTAGGGCTATTCAAGTGACAAATGACTTCACTATAAACAAAGCATTCTCAGAATTAGACCTTACAGGGCATAAGTTTAATATAGGTGACTATGTTATTGAGAATCCTAAGATGTCTCCCGGCAGAACCATATCTATTATGACTGCCGAGGAATTTGAGGCTAATTATCAGGAAATGGATAGCAAAGAAGCCTCTGAATTATTAAGCGGCGGATGTTCACCTGTATTAACTTATAAAGTTGAGAATAGCAGACAGATTGCAGAGATCAGATATAACACTGAATCTAAAACTCTGGAAGTGGACTTTAAAACCGGAAAGACTTATGAGTACTACGAAGTGCCTAAGGATGTGTTTGAGGGTGTGAGACTAGCTGAGTCTGCTGGCAAGTTCTTTAATTCAAATATTAAATCAAACTTTCAATACAAACAAATCTAAAACCATAAACTATGTTCAATTTATTTAAGAAACTTAACCCCGCTAAGACAGAAACTATCTCAACTCCAATTTCAGGAATCGAATCGGCAATACCTTCATATCCAAAAGATGTGATTCAGATTCACCATGAATTTAATACTGCCGCCGACTCTCTTATTGTAGAGGCAAATGTTATTATTTCAGAAGCCGCAACTAAAGATGTTAAAAAAGTAAGCAGATTAGAGGCTTTAGGATTCAAACAGGCTGGACAAGTGACAGAATTAAAGCCTTTGATTCAAAAAGCAGAATTAAGTAAAGAGCAATTAGAATTATTGGCTTATTATCGCAGAGAATATCCATTCAATAAATTCATTACAGAAGATCAGGTTAAAAACATTTGCCATAAATGGAACTTGGTTTGCGGAGAAGTTAACAGATTTAAAGGATTTGTTCCTGAAAAGAACCTTAAAGAAATTGAGAATTTTGTTATAAAAAATAATGATTCGGACGTTTATTTATACGCCTTTGGATCGCAGTTTTATACTGAATCCGAATGTATTGAATTAGGCTATTGGGAAAGAAATTTTGATGAATACACTTCTTATAAAAAAGACCCTCAAAACACAAAAAGTACCAGATTTCAAATAAAATCTTCTACTCTTCAAATTTGCGCTCCTGTAAAAGATATGGATATAAGAGGATTAGAACTTGTAGAAGGGTATAAACTTCAAAAGAAACATATACCTGATCCGGTAGTACTTCAACCTGTGAAAGGCGGTTATCTTATCCTTACGGCTTGGGGTGACGAGGCAAGTGATGAAAATGTTGTTAACTCTATAAACAATTAATCATGAACCAAGAATTAATAACATCTAATCCAAAGTTGGCAAAAGACCTTGCTATTGTCACTGAATTAAAAACTCAATTAGACGAAGCCGCAAGCCAATTAAGCCTCATTAAGGTGGTGGACACAGGTACACTATCAGTGGCACAACAAAACATCTCTAAAGCCACGCAATTAGTGAATTTTGTGGAAGAGAAACGTGTGATTATTAAGGAGCCTTACTTATCCGCCGGAAAACTTGTAGACAAAACTTGTAAAGACTTAGTGGAAGAACTTGTTAAGTCTATCGCAGGAGCCAAGAAACAGATATTAGAATGGGAAGCTGCCCGAAAAGCAGAAGAAGCCGCTAAACAAGCAGAGATTGATCGTGTTGCCGCCGAAGAGAAAGCTAAACTACAAGCAGAAGCAGATCGTAAACAAGCCATTCAAGACTACATCACAGATGTAATGGTACCAAAGCTTATTAAAATGACTGAGCAATGCACAACTGTGGAACTCTGCGAAAAGGCTTTGAATAACATCAATGCTAATTTCAAACCAAAAGAATATTTTGAACACCTGGCGGATCATGCTTATGATATCAAAGACAGATATGTTGAGATTATTAAGTCCAAAAAAACTCAATTAGAGAGCGCTGACACACTTTCTGACTCAGAGAAGGAATTAGCCAAGCAGAAGCAGGAAATGGCCGAGGAGAAGGCTAGAATGGCGGAGAGAGAAGCTAAAGTTAAAGCCGCTGAGGACAAGATCAAATTAGAGAACGAACAGAAGCAAAAAGATTTAGAAGCGGAAGAGGCTAAGAGATTAGCAGAACAAATGTCTTCCCTGAATAAGACTAAAGGCATTCGTTACAATTGGGGATTTGAATTAGCGGATATTAAGAAGGTTCCGGCGGAATGGTTAACTATTGATGAAGCTAAAGTTAAATCCTATATCAAAGAGAATAAGGATAGCCTTAAAGAGGGAGTTGTCAACGGAGTTAAATTTATTAAAACACCATCAGTGACAGCGTAAATGCCTAAACGCCTCTTTATACCCCCTGAGTTATTAGCCCTTAATCCTACGCTTGAATTAAAGGAAATAAGGGCTATTATACAGGTGATATTTAAGTCTAAAAATAATATCCTCAGGAACTCTACAATAGTGGATATAAAGATTCCGGGAATAGGCAGGATTAAATCTCATGGGAATAAGAAGAAGAACAATAGTAAAGCATTAACAAAAGACAAGCGGCGAAAACGACTTGAAAGAAGGAAAAAAGAACTAACAATTGAATATTTATTATTTTAAAAAACAACAAACATGACAAAACAAGAAGCTATTTCAGCAATTTACAATGGTAATTTAGTGGAATGTACAAAGGAACAGTATCCAGAAATAAGAACCGCTTTACAAGATAAAGCAGGAGAAATGGTTGATTCAGGAGACGGATTAAGGGCAATGATGATGTTAGAAGAAGTGAGAAGGTTAGATAAATTATATAACTAACTTGCAAAATAATACAATGTTGCATATATTTACAAACAAATACATAAACCAATAAAACAAAACAATTATGCCAAGAGAAAATCCAAACGGAGATCGTTTACAAAATCCTGCAAAATTTTTCTACTCGTGGAGTTCCGATGACGGATGCTTCAAGTATTACGACAAGGAAACTAAGAAAAATGTCAGCGTAGAAGTGACAGCTAAGAAGCCTTTTGTCTTCCTGCCATTAGATGTTCTTTCAACAGTTAAAGGTTACTGCGAAGCGGATAAATCAGGTTATACAGCCAACGAAGTTCGCGATATCACTAAAGATATTCTAACAGTTAATACGTGGAGTAACGGTAAGTCAAACCTAAAAGCCTCAGGAATCTGGTCTAACATAAAAGATAAAATCAAAGCTGGCGGAGGTAAATTCTCAGTTAGTATTTACGCGGCAATGAAAAGCTCAGATGGATTTGATATTGTAAACATCCAAATGTACGGAGCCGCGCTTAACGCATGGATTGACCATGCCAAAGAGAACAATATTTATGAAAGCGCCATTGCTATTCGTAAAAGTGAAGAGAAGAAGAAAGGAAAGATTGTATGGACTGTGCCAGTATTAGAGAAGCTAGATGTTACGCAAAAGACTGATGATGCTGCCGGAGAGCTTCAAAAAGAATTAAAGGTGTATCACACAGCCTATTTTGCTAAGAATGCTTCTAGTGTCCCGCAAACGGCTCAGGAAGAGACTAAATCGGAACCTGCTAAGGAAACTAAGTCAGGTAGATCTTCAAAGAAAGAAGAGCCGGAAGAGGAACAGGCTATGGATATTGATTTGGGTGAAGATATAGACGAAGTTCCGTGGTAATATGAACCTAGACATTAAACATCATGGTAGGATAGTAGACGGCAAAAAGCAGTACTACAACCGTGAACTATACATGGATCAGATAGCCGCGCTGAATGGTAAAGAATTTGTAGAGATCATTAAGGAGAAGCACGTTAAGCCCTCCACAGATCAACATGGATACTATCGCGCGGCTATCCTTATCACTTGCTATAAAACAGAAATGTTTAATTCTCTGGATAATAAAGATTGTGTACACGATGACTACTTCGCCCCTAAATTCTTAGGTTATTACAAGCCCGTTACAGTGAGCGGAAGGACAACCGAGCATTTCAAAGTGCGGAGTCTGGCCGATCTGAATAAGGATGAAATGACTGAATTTATTAATAGAGTTTTGGCGGAGTGTGAAGAATTGGGAATAAGCTGCCCTCAGCCTGAGGAATATTACCAAAAATATTATCAACGATGAAAATAGAAAAGTACTCATTTAAGCGCCACTATGTAAAGTCTTATAATAAGTGGCAATATAAGGTTGCAAAATTAGCTAAGTTGACATTAAAGGAATCTTTTTATGTAGAATTAGATTTCTTTACTAATGGCGATATTAAATGTGGGGACGTTGTAAGATTTGACAACCATTTACAGGCTAGGATAGAAGAGAAGATTGGAGATAAATGTAAATGCTTCTTTTTTACAGAAATTCCCGTGAATGAATTTGATTACGTATTCAATTCAGTATATGTAATAGCACGAATGTTTAACGAATATTAAATCTCAAAAACTATGGCAATAGTAAAAGACAGTTACACTCACACTGTAACACACAACAAAAAGAAACTGGCAATAACAGTGAATGTTTATGATGAACCATGTCTACGCAATCAGGTGAATGATTTTCACACCCATGTACATGTGAGTCATTTAGGCAAAACATGGGGAGAATGCTTCCTTCCTGAGCCAGTGGAAAATCCTGAGCAAACCGCGCGGGAAACTATTAAAATACTAGACAAAATTAAACTGTGAACTTAACAAAGAACCCTAGATTAAGGGAGAAGATACTTGAGCGTCTTAAAGAACTGGATTACACCCAAAGCTTTCTTATTAAGGATGCCTCGGAGAGAAACATGGATATTAAGCCTGAGAGACTTTCCCGATATCTAAAGAACAAATCCGGCGGATTAACAGAAGATCAATTGTTATGGGTGGCTACAAGACTAGGTATATTCCTTAACATTAACTTTGGAAACTTAGTTGTGGAAGAGGGAGTGGCTAAGTTTGTTATCCCGCCTTACAATGAATTAGAGATAATTAAAAAATTGAAATTAATATTTCCACCTAAAATTAAAACAGATGATTAACATTTATGTAGTACTGGCAATTCTATTCATCCATTGGATAGCGGATTTTATTTGTCAAAATGATTGGCAGGCTAAGAATAAGAGCAAGCGATTAGACGCTTTGTTATTACATACATTGACGTATAGCATGATATGGTTTATTCCTTGCGTGGCATACATTTGCGAAAACAAACATAATTTTAGTTATTTCTTTTTCATCCCAATTACATTTGTTTGCCACACAATTACCGATTACTTCACAAGTAGATTAAATTCAAAGCTTTGGTCGGAAGGTAAGATTCATTGGTTCTTTGTAAGTGTTGGATTCGATCAAATCCTCCACTACGTTCAATTATTATTAACCTATCAATTACTTAAATAATGGGATTTTTTAATTTTGATTCCGACGAGGATAGTGATTTCAGGAAATATTCTGAAAAATATAAAGAGATAACAGGAATTGAATATAGCGGGGATAATATTCACGATCTTAAGCGTCGAATAGAATCTGAAATTGACGGAGGATGGACTTCAATGAGGGAAGAAGGTAATTTAAATGAACTTTTAAGTAAAATAAAAGACAATGAGTAATTTTAGATGGCAGGCATTTAAGTCAACGGTTAAAGCGTGGTTCAATTTTAATTTTACGCACTGGATTAATCATTACTATTTAATCAAAGGGAATTTAGAAAGAGAAGATGCGAGGCTTAAAAAAGAAGAACTTGATAAAAAACTAACTGATGATAATTTTGCTGCCATTGTAAGGGATTTCTCATTTGAAGATAGCAAAGATCCGAAAATGACAGATTCATATAGGTGGGTTAGAAAAGAAGAAGAGGATGAAAATAACCACTTCTTTAAATTGTACGGAAAAAGTTATTGGTTTCATGTATTTAAAAGCAAAAAAAGATAATGGCGAAGAAACCAAGTAATAATTTCACTGAGGAGTTTTTTATTCAAAAGGGATTTTTACCTGATGGAAAAGGTGGGTGGAGTAGAGGTCCAATTGCATCCGAATACATACGTGAAAAGAAAGGAGAGTTAATTGCTAAAGAAAAGGTTATTGAAACTCCCGATTTTACAATTAAACCTGTGACTGAGTGGTGGATCGGCACACAGGTTCCATCAAAAAAGAACTGCCAGCAATTATTCGTTACAAGAACCAAACTAGGCAAGTATATACCAGGAACAACTACATCACAACGCTATAAAGATTACATTACAGCCACTAAAAACTATTGGACTGCGTTCGGCAAGGAATTTAGAAAATCCGTCCTTTTATTAGGCTTAAAAGAGCCGCTTCACGTAGAGTTTACATTCGTAAGGTCAACTCAACAAGTTATGGATTACGTGGGGCCTTTAGAGTCCGTACAGGATATTATGCAGGATTATGATTGGATAGACGGGGACGACTACAAGAGATTAAAGCCTTTCTTAGGAGATATAGAGGTGGATAATAACAATCCGGGAGTACGTATTAAACTTTTAACCAACAAATAATATGAAAACAATCTATTTTAAAAACGGAACAAGTGTTAAGGTGCCGCAAGTAATAGTTAATTCTATATTTACCAAAAAAAATCTCGGACAGGCTACAAATGTTTTCGAGTCGTTTAGCGAAGATTCTGTAAATATAGACCTTGTGATTAATGTAAATGAAATAAGTCACGTTGAGTAATGGGAGAGTTCCGGCCATATCCAAAACAAGGCGCTAAACCAAAGAAAGAACCCAAGCCTCTTAAAAGAACTGCTATTAAGAAGAAGGTTAAAAGCACCGGAGAAAAATCAGTTTTCGAAGAGGTCCTAGACGATATCCCTTATGACGGGCCGACAAGATGTTTTGTATGTAATAAGCAGATATCAGTGGTGACGCATCATAATTTTAGCCATATTTTGAGCAAAGGGAAGTATCCATTGTTCCGCCTTAAGCCTGAAAATATTAAAATTATGTGTTTTAATTTCGTGGCGGTTAACGGAGACCAGGGATGCCATTATAACTATGATTTTAAGCCTCGTAGCGAACTTAAAGAAGAGATGTGGCAAAAGGTGTTTGAATTAGAGGAACGGCTTAAGAATGAATATAAACAACTAAAATAACTAACATGAGAAACAGGACTCCAAGAAAAACAAAAAAGCAATTAGGTAAAATGTTAATAATTTACGATAGAGCAGTGCTGCCGATTAACTTATCAATGTTAGACGTTCTAAATAGATTTAAAGACCACAAAGTTTTAGAGTGGGACTCAAGTGCGGCTGGTAACGTTAGTTGCATGAATATAATGAGTAGGCCAGTAATAATGAATTATAGGAAAGGATTTCAAATAAAAAACAATTCCTTACAAAATCTGTAATAAAACCCACAACCTTTAAATCCTTACAAAAAATGTATAAATCAGAGAAGTTAATAGAGGAGTTGATCTCCGCCGGAATAATAACAGATAAGCTCTGTGACAAGGTTAAGGCCAGATTAATAATAAGACAAACCCTGATTGAAATACATAATGAGGCAGTACTTGAAACTGTTATGGCTCACAATAAAGCAACGTTTGTAGCCCCTCAATATTTAGATAAGTAACCAATAAAAACAAATAATATGTCAAAGAAAAAATGTACAAAATGCGGAAAGGTTCGCCCCGAATACCAATACAGATGCGATTGTGGCGGGAGCAATTATTCTTTAACTAGCAAGGACAGTTCAAGTTATAGCACTTCATTTGACTATTCAAGTGATAGTAATGGATCATCTAATTCTAGCGATAGCAGCAGTAGCTCATTTGATTTCGGTGGCGGCGAAAGCGGCGGCGCTGGATCGGGAGGAGATTTTTAGTAATTAATAAATAAAAACAACCATATATGAGTAAATTTGAATTACCAGCTAATTTCCCTAAAGCAAGAAGGGGTAGCGTTATCCTTAAACAGGTGATACAGGGGACTTCCATCACTGACGGAGGTATTATCCTTGCAGATGCCGCCGAGAACGTCCAGCGCCCTAATGTAGGTATTATATACGCCACAGGAGAAGGCGTAGGAGAAGATCTAGCCCCTGGAATGAAAGTGTATTACAATCAATACGCCAACCTTGAGCTTCATATCAATGGCCGTCCTTATTTCATGATGCATGACGCGGATATCTATTGCATATTGGATGATGAGAATCGCGTGGCTAATATCATTAAGCCAAAAGATGAAGTTCGCAGAGGTAAAAAGATCACCCAGCAGGCAGGAATGGTTAAGAGATTAGCTGTTAAAAGCGCTAACGACAAAGACAAAAGAGAAGAAACCTACAAAAAAATAATCAAGAAGAAATGAAAACTATCCAAAATCAAAAGCTAGTGTACATCACTAAAGAACCCAACGCTACAATGACGGCTATTGAGGATAAGCACAATGACTCTGATTATTTTAAACTAATAGAAGAGTCTTGTAACAGACCTACTAACCCTCAAGTGGGATTTACATACGATGACATTAAAAGTATTGACAGGGTTAAAAAGGCTATTAAAGCCGCTAAGAAAGAGGTGATGAGCGTGGAGGATAAAGACTTTGAATTTATTAAATCCCGCGTGGAAACTAAATCATGGGTGTCATCATCTATTGAAATAGCAGACTTTGTAGACTACATCAAAGGAATTAAATAACAATACACGCACACAAAGTAAAAAGCCTCCCTATTAACTTAAGGAGGCTTTTTTAATTAGATTATATAAATTTACATTTTAACGAGTTATTTCTTGACCGCCGATATACGTAACAGTGCCAGTGCCAGTGGTAGCATATCTTATTCTTACATTAGCACCTCCCGGTATTCCGCCGCCTATCATAGTAGTTTGACCATTAGTAATCTGAATAGCCACCGCTAAAGCCACAGAGCTTAAATTACCCGCAGGCTGCAATACAGCAGTCCATGTAGAACCGCCATTAAGACTATATTCTAAATACACTGTAGCCGTGCTAGATCCTGCCAACAAAGGATTTGACACTGAACAAGTCACATAATAATAAACTGTAGAAAAATTTGGAGATATAGTGAATCCCGTACTAGAAGTACTTGTAGTTACACCTCTTACAGGATTATTATTTATTGTTGGCTCAGCTAATGAAATAGTAAAATTAGGATAAGTGCCAGATATAGATACACCCTTTATTCCCGTTAAATTTACAACTTGGTCAGGAGCAGTATTAGTGATAACAGTATTAGTTACATTAATTCCAGTACTCCCACTATAAGATGTAGTTCCGGTTGGGATAGTCCATGCGCGATTAGCTGATAAATCCTGAGATACTCCATTGATAGTTAAAGACCTCGTTAAAGGCGCTTTAGAGGCAATAGAGGAATTAATAGAAGCTATTGATGCTGCCGCCCTATCTTTAGACATTAGTCCATTAGCACTACCCGTATCGGCTTTAATAACCATATTAGGCGCAGTTCCAGTCATTATCTCCCCGTATCCCGCCGAATAATTCATAATGGCAGGTAAGCTAAATGTTCTACTTGCTTGCATATTTTGAGTTATAGCAGTAGTTCCATTCATAATAGTGATAGTATTCCTTGCATTTGCATACAATGTATCTGATTCAAATTTATGCCAATACACAGGTATATTATTCAAATCAGGAGCGTAAGACAAATCATAATAACTTCCACTTAATGCTACACTTGCAAGGTTAGGCAGCACATCTATATCAAAACGATAATCTGGTCTTGCGGCAGGGTAAAACACACCAGATCCATCAAATCCTATATTAAATCCAAATGTTTGCATAGTCGGGACGTACCTTGCAGGCTTAAACAGTACCGTGTCGGCCAGTGTTAGATACTGAGCCTTCACCTCTTTAGTTATTTCACTTGCTAAAATACCACCTCCCACTATTTTTACGGAGTTTTTGGCGGTGAACGAGAGCATTAAAGCTACAATCGGAATGGAGATTATTTTTTTCATATTTTTAGGTTTTTATTCTTCTGTAAATTCTATTGATATTGCCATTGTTCCTCCGGCCACAGTTACTCCGTTTAAATTAATAGCTATTGTCTGAGCCACGCCAGCTAAAATAATTGGCTTCCCTCTTTCTGCTAGGTTAATCTCAAATGGAGGGTATCCAGCAGTTGCGCTTCCAATAGGTACATATACAGCCCTTACATTACCAACCGGAGTTCCAAGCGTAGGGTTAGCCGTATAAATAGTTCCAACGGCAGTAGCGGCAGCGTCAGTTGACTCATTAGGTACTAAGGTAGCTGTAGTAGACGTTCCGCCAGAATTAGCAGTACTACGCTTAGAGATCAAAACCAAAACTTGTCCAGCGGTTGTTTGAATACCGCTTATAATGATTTTAGTAACTTGTACGTTTGTAGAGGCAGAACCAATTAATTGAAATATATCTGTTGCGGAAGCCGCCAGTACTACTGTAAATGATACTGAATATGTCCTTTTGTGTTTTTGTTGATCTTTAACAATAGTAGCTCCGTATCTATCCGCGATAGGTATCGTATAACTGCCAGAAGTTCCAAATAGCGTTAGAGTATCATTTCTGTTAAATCCGGCTGCTAAAATAGTATCCGTGGCTCCTACTGCAGAGTTCCTTGCTTTGGCTAAGTTGGTCGCCCCTGTTCCCGGAACAATTGTACCAATATTACCGATAGTATTAGTTCCGGTAGGTAGTGCAATCATTCTTGAGATCTCAACTGGCAACAAAGAATTAAAAGATTGCGGCCTTATAGACGTAAGACTAACTTGCTGAGGTACGTAATTCTCAACATCTATAAATCCAATCGTCCAAGTTGTTGAAGTAGCAGGAGTAGTTGACCCATTTACTGAACGTATTTGAAGGTGCAGTACAACGTTTGAGTCAGGAATATTCCTTACATTTTGAGACCTTAAAGTTAATTGAACACTTGTTGAAGATGCAGACAATTGATCTGCGTATACAGAAATACCATCTTCAACGTTTAATGCTCCAACGTGTCCGGGAGAAGCACTTGTATTAATTGTAGAAGATATGTCGGCTATCGGATATCCATTTCTCTGATTTCCGAATAAATTACTTGTTGCCGTCGTGCCGTTATATAAAATATGGTGGTAATTCCATCCAAACAAAGAACAGGTTCCCACCCCTACAGTAAATCCAGATACCGTGAAGGTTACATCGTTACCAACTACCGAAGCAATTGGATAAGAGCCAGACAAAAAAGTGCCTGTTCCTGCAAAGGATCCTAAGTTTATGGACTGTCCAATGTTTTGGGAAGTGAATGGATTCGACGGAATAGTAACAGTTATAGCAGTTGAGCTACCTATTGAATAGGCTAATCCGTCACCAATAACATCCACTAACTCTATAAAGAAGTTATTATTTGCAATTCTCTGTGATAATATTGTTGCATATCTTAAAGTTATAGCATCTTTCCATGTTGCTGCGGTTCTTATGATCGTTTCCGATCTGGCAGTTGTTCCAGAAGTTATCACTAATGATCCGGCACTTTGATTTACGGTTTGGCCGGTGCCGTTAATTAGCAAGGTCATATCTGAATGAACCCCATTCGCTATAGTCCTGTCGAATCCATATCTGGTTTTAAACTGTGGCAGTTGTCTAGTTGGCACATAGTCGTCATTTTCTAACGGAAATGTGTTTTTTTGAGGTATCGGATCGTATGCCATAATATTATTTTATTAACCAATTAGAATTATTTGAATATACAGTGATTGAGGCGTATAAAGTGCTAACTACTGCGGTTAATCCGCCGTCAATAGTTTGTGATGACGTTGTATTTACTGTAGGCGTACCGCCGTTGTTTTTAAAAGTGTATTCATTAGTATTACCTACCGCAGTTGGTAGCGTCACAGTTAAATTGGCAGTGCATTCATAATAATAATCAGTATTAGCAGCAGAGCCAGCGGCAGTATTTGTGGATATTGTATTAATAGACCTTGAGAATACAGCCACAGGCTGCCACGACCCCAATCCTACACCATTTGTAGTAAGAACATATCCATTTGATTGAGTTCCATCTACAATCTTGATCTTACCGTTAAGCGTCAACACTTGATTTAAAGGATTAGCGTCGAATATACCATATAGCAATGATCCCGTTTTATCTCCGGCTGTATTAACCCTATCCTGATTGTTTAAGTAAAATACATTACTATCAGTAGTGGAATATAATCCAGAATAAGCTCCTAAGAATACATTTCCAGAGCCAGTAGTGTTATTTCCACCTGAAAATATTCCTAACGCAGAGGAAAAGCTTCCCGTAGAATTTTGAGATAAACTAGCATTGCCCATTGCTGTATTTGAACTTCCTACGTTTTGAGCGTAAAGAGAATAAGCTCCAATGGCAGTATTAAAACTAGAATTTCCTCCCATTTCCATAGACCTAAGCCCAATAGCCACGTTTTCCGATCCTGTTATGTTAGAAGAGGCTAAAGCAGCCTTCCCAATAGATACGTTACCTGTAGCACTAGTCATTGAGAATCCAGAGCCATCCCCAATAGCCACATTATTACCGCCAGAAGTTAAACTACCTAATGCGATATACCCTAAAGCCATATTAGAGCTTCCTGTAGCGAATTTTAAGGCTCCACTACCCAAAGCAACATTCGCTACCCCGGTGGAATTAGTGATAAGAGCATCAAGCCCTATTGCCACATTTAATGTACTATTCCCCCCGCCGTTAACAATTAATTGTTGGCTATTGAAATTAATAGTTTGATTTGCTCCTGTATATGGAATATAACCTGCTAATGCTGCGGATGTAATATACCCCGCCCCATTAGTTAGTTGATTGTTATTGCTTATTATAGTGGCTAAAGAGCCGTTTCCTAATATATATTGACTTGATGTTCCTTGCCAAGCGAATGCTAAGGTTCCAGAGGTTGTTACAGGGCCACCGGTTACCGCTAATGCTCCACTTATAGTAGCATTAATACTTGTTACAGTTCCGGTTCCGCCACCACCGCCTCCAAAATAGGGTAATGAAGACCACGGATTAACACCGTCACCAAATTTAAGTCCCTTAAGGTCTAATTCATATCCAGGTTCGCCTTGCGCTAATATTGGATTCTGAAATAGCCATTGAGCAGAGGTTTTCCTTTTAATCTGAATGACAACATCCTTGAAATTACCATCGTGACCTTTTCCCATTATGGATTACCGTCTATTCCGTTAATAATTATTTCTTCTTCTGGTGGCATAAAGTTAGAATTTATATACCTCTTAATTAATGTAGGTGCAGGACATACATAAATAGGATCTATGTTGTTTCCCGATGAGTCAAAGTTGTTATTGTAAAACCTCTCTAAAGCATCAATTTGACCCGTTAAAATGATAAGTTTATTCTCTTTACATCCCAACATCTCTCCTCCCTTTTCGAGGGTTATAAACTTAGCAGCCAGCTTTAAAGCAAGTTCCTTTTTATCAGATATATCTTTTAATATTTTATTTGCACTTGTCATTTAACATCCGCAACCACAGTCGCATAAAGATTTAGCCTTGTTTATAAATAAATTAGCTTTTACATAATCCTCATATTTCACTGCGGATTCAGCAATAGAAAGATAGGATTGTGATAAGATAGCCTTATTAGCTTCTTTACTATCGCATTCGCAATCAATCTCAACCTTATTGAATATCTCATCCATACAGCATTGAGTTGCAAGTTTTTGCAATATCATATCCGTAGTACTTAAATCGAACGCGGTGGGAGTTCCACTCACTGAGGTGCTACCCGTAATGTTATAAATAACACCATAAGCTCCGTCAACTAGCGAAGGAAGATTATAGACCTGAGAAGACCCATACGTATAGCTATTTAACAACATAAAGCCATTTAGAGGGAATGTTGTGGAGTTTAGCTGAGATAGTATAGTTTGAGCGCCAAGCCCGTTAAAATTGATTGTAGCGGCTGTAATAGTGCCATTAAGAATAGTAAAGGTATATACCGCAGAAACTTGTAATTGAGTGTAATTAACAGTTAAAACAAGACCTGTAACATCGTTTATTGCCACCCCATTAGGTGATCCATAACCAAAAGGCGCTGAAACAACATTGTAAGTCGGAGTGATATCAGTAATGTATAAAGTATCGAAAGCATTATTAAGTGCTAAGTCAACTTCTAAGTCTAATTGTGTTACTGGCATTATGCTGATTTTGGAATAAATGTACGATTTTTTAAAATACAGACGATTTAACGCAACCTTTATATTTTAATTACGTAGATCAGCACCCACAATTACACGCGCATATAGATTTAGATTTTTGTAATAATTGGTTGTATAATGTGTAATCCTCTTTCTCCTCTGCGTATTTAGCTATATCCAAATAAGCCTTAGACCTCATAGTTTCTTTTAATTTCTTGTCATTACACCCGCAATCAATATCCATGTCATAAAAAGACTTATCTATACATGAACTAGATTCACAGTCTCTTATACAGGTATCGTTGACAGTGTAATCAAATATAGTTGGAGTGCCATTATCAGAAGCAGAGCCTCTAATCCTATAAGCCACATTATATTGACCGTCAGTTAAAACCGGAAGTGTAATAGTTGTTACAGGAAAAGATGAGATATAAGGCCCAACTGTAATAAATGGATTAGAAGATGTTGGCGGGAATGTCAAACTAGGAAGATAAGAAGCGAGGGTAGGCACATTTATAGCACCTTGCCCGGCAAAATCAACTGCCATAGCCCCTATAACCCCATTAGTTATTAAAAAAGAGAAAACGGCAGTTATCCCCAAATTAACATAAGTGATGGTTATAAACATCATAGTTACATCGTTAACCGCAACTCCATTGGGAACCCCGTAACCTAAAGGATTAGACACAGAATTGTAAAGTCCGGTTTCATCAGTTACTATTAAATGCTTACAATCGTCACTAACGACAATCTTAGTTTTGAGGTTTATTTGAGTTAAGGCCATTTTTTTATAAAGATAAGTGTTTTTTAATCTTCCTCGATAAATTCTATTCCGGCTTTAATAGCTTTTGAGTTAGGCAACGCACTAATAATATCTTTACTTCCCTTTTCAACATCTAATTTCATTACATCTTCCATTACATTTACGAACTTACTTACAGTGGCTTGCGCGGCAACCGGAGATTTAACAAAGAATTTAATATTATCAATGTCAAAGATGAAGAGTAAGTTAGAAAGGGCTTGGTCAATAGCATCACCCTTTTTTCTCTTATTTTTATCGTCGTCTCCACCAAGCCTCAAAGCCATAAACGCAGCAACCACCATTAAGCCCTTTAGATTAGACATAGCGTCTTTATTCTTTGTGAATCCCTCTATTCCGTCCTTTTTAATAGCCTCTTTAAGATCAGTGAAGCCTTGCCCTAAGAACGCTCTATAAGTACCTCTATGAGTCACACCATTAGCGTCTATGTATTCTTCGCCCATTCTCTGCTTAAATGCATCTGGAACCCATATTTTGAATTGCCCAACCAATTTACCGAACTCTCCGGCTTGGTAATTTCTTTTATCGGCCTCTCCATATTTACCTTGAATATCCGACACTGTTTTAATATTGGCAATCGCGCGGCTTTTAATCCCCTTCTCGTCAGCACCTTCTTTTAACTTAACCTGTCCAGTACTTTCGTTGTACTCAATACTATTAAAATCCTTATCACTCATTAATCCTAAGAATGCTGAACCTTGTATGTAATACTCACCACCCCTTGTTAATCCATGCGCTAACATTTCAAACAATTTACCTGCGTATAATTTAGGATTAGAATCAAAATCTAAACTAACTGCATTGTATTTACGGATAATAGCAGCAGCCTTTTTAGGATTCTGTATTAACCGCTTGGTTCCTTTGTATTGCGCCTCAGCACTTTCTTTTCTTATAGTATTATAAATACCCATTGCTATATTAAACCCACCTGCGCGATATGCAAACGCCATCACATTCAATGAAGTTAACTTGCGGATTATTCTGAAAAACGTGTCTAATTCTGGCCCTAACGCTCCAACTTTTTCTTTCTTGAAAATATGAAGATCAGTCCATTGTTTTACCCATTCCGCAACATTCTCTTTCTTTTCATGCTCCTTAAATCCAACTTGATTTAAATACTCTATAGATTGAATGTAAGGCAATAGTTTGCCGATATGTTCTGTATGTGTGTAGTCATCAATGAATGAATGCGCCGCCTTGTAGAAGTCCTTAGAATAACCCCTGGACTTATCTCTTGGTTTGTTGAATTTACTTTTTAATCTTCCATCTGTAGATAAATTGTACTCAGCTCCACCAGTTAAGGCCAAAGGATTTTCTTTCTCATCTACATTAGTTCCGGTTTTAAGTTGCCTTCTCGCGGCCAATTGATATTTAACCATCTGCAACAAAGCCTTCATCTTATCCAATGCCCCCTTATTACCCTGTTTGATTAAATCTCTCTCAATCTCCCCATAAGACATTACTTTATTACCGTACTTAATCCTTACATTCTGGATGTTATGACCATTACCCAAATAAGCACTGAACGCCTGTAAGATGCCTTCCTCTCTAAACGATTCCGCCACTCCCTTATCCACCTTTAACACTTCATTGTTAAGTTGATCTTCATCCATGCCCTCAAATTGCTTATTTCTAAGATCGTTGAGACCCAACATAAACTTTAAGAATTTAGTTTGCGCGGGAGTGAAGCTCTTAGCCTTAGCTTCCTCTAAAGTGTAATAACGCCCGTCAGGATGCTCTACAAATTCAAAGTATTTAACTGAACCTGACATTACAAATTCCTTAGCCTTGTCAGTGATGCCTAGAGATTTATTTTTCTCCTTTATAACTTCCTTGCCGATATTCTCTAATTCTCCTTTGAGTTTATCGCGCTCTTGTTGCATGTCGAAATAAGTCTCGTCAAATTGTTTGCTGAAAGATTGTAATTCCGGCTGGTTTTGGGTCATATGACCTAAGTTCTTCATAAGAACATCTTTGGCGGATAAGTCAGTTTTATTGGCTTGCTCTTCTACATATCCCTTTAACCCTTCCAGTTCCGTTTTACGTTTAACGAACATCCGGTAGCCTATTTGCTGCTTTAATTGATTTAGTTTAGGTTCTTTCGCGGCATCTGCAAAATCCCCACTCACCATCAGATTATAAGCCTCTAATAACCGCTCATCCGTCATATCTTCTAACCTACCTTCACTTAATATAGAAGACAGCATATCCACATCCTCTTTGTATGCAAACCACTTAGAAGCATCTCTTTTGGCCTCCTTGTCGATGTTAGCCTTAAACACCTTTAATTTCTCTTTTTGCTCCTCAGTATATTTTTCATCCGCCAAAGCGTCTTTAATAAACTGCAAGTCTTTACGAATCTGCTCTAAAGATCTTCCTAATACATTCTCCCTGTAAGATTCCAATGACATAGTTAATTTCTTAGCTAGGTCTTTCGCGGACATTTCATCCAATGTTTTAAAAGGCTTTTTCTTAGATAATTGCTCTTGTTTACTTTCTCCAACCTTATTCCTTGTATTAACGCCTCCTATTATCTGTTTAGCTAAGCTCTTAGCAACGTTCTTGTCTATTCCGAGTAATTGCTTAAGTCGGTTAAATATGTAGCTTAAAACGGCTTCAAATTTATTCCTGACTGACTCTTTATCAAAGATCAATGAACCTTCCATTCCTATCGCTTCTGCCAACACTTCCTTACCCAACATCTCTTCATTCAGCTCAGGGTATCTTTCCTTAACGTCATCCCATAGCGGAGTATCTTTAAGTTGCTTAATCCCCACTTGAATAACTTTATTGTTATATCCAATAGCATCAATCATAATGTGACCAGCTTCGTGAATAGGCGTGTCAATACCAGCATAATCAGGATTGATTTCGATAGTGTTGCCTATTAATCTTCCGGCGAACTTAGCCCCTTCCTTATACACCACTTTAACCTTTGGAAATGATTTTCTAACCCTCTCCACAACTTTCTGTATCTGACCTTTACGATCACTTGACTTCTGGAATTGTCCGGTTTCCGAAAACGCCTGTTCCCTTGCTTGTTCTTTCTCTAACTCAGCATTCTCTTCCTCTTCTGTAAGTCCGCGATCAGGATTGACATTTTCAAGTAAACTCTGATACAAAGGCATAGTATATCGCTCTGACGTTCCGCCAGTGCCGGATAAAAACTTAATATTGCCCGTTTCTTTTACATCCTCTACAAAGTCCAATAACTTCTGTAATGTTTTACTATCCTTACCCTTCTCAATTTGTTTTAAGGTTGCGGCGTATTCCCGCGCATCCAATCCTACATCCGGTCTAAATTCTTGATTGCCTTGAATGCCAATATTAAAGACACCTAACTTCCTAAGTTCTTTATACAAATCTTGGGCAGGCATCTTTAAAAGGTCATTAGAGCGTCTTATAGCCTTGTTTATTGAAGAGTTGTCATATCCCTCTCCGATTAAAGATTCTCTCTCTAATTCGTTTACAGTGACAGTAGCGGGGGCTTTTCTAACCTTCTCCTCCACTTTAGTTGTAGTTGGACGTTCTTTTACAGGTTCCGGTTTAACCACAGGAGCTTTTACAGGTTCAACTTTAACTTGTGGCTTTTCAGGCTGCTTAACACCCTCAATTGGTTTAAGTCCTTGTTGCTGCAAAGCCACCATTCTTTTAATCTCATCCGGCGTATAAGCGCTATTACCCTTCTCTTTCTCCTTTACCGAAACGATGTATTTCCCCGTAGACTTATTATAAACGTTTAGAATACGTAAATTCTCTGTCTTTCTAGGCTTACCATTAGCGTCAACCTTATCAGCTTTAATAGTCTGTATCTTAACTGTAACAGGCTCTTTAAACTTAGAATACTCTCTACCATCACTATCAGTAGTTGTTTCTTCGCCGCTAGGAAAATTCTCCCTCTCCCCTGTATATTCATCTCTCTTAACAGATCTTCCAAACTGAACAAATTGTCCTGTTCCGCCAAGATTTAATTGCCATACCTCATTCTGACCACCTTCAATAAAAGCATCCATCTCTCCATTAAGATCAGGATTGGCGTCAAAATAATCATGCAATATCTCTTTTCTTTCTAAAGGCTTCTGTTTGTTAAATTCAAATGTTCCATTATCATCCTTCTGACCAAACTTAGGAGCATTCTTTCTTCTTTCAGATTTCTCCACTACAGTTTCCGTCGGAGTTTCCACTTCCTCAGTAGTAGTTTTTGTTCCGCCGTATCTCTTTCCTAAATCCTCGATAGTTGATTCTTCTGCTTTCTTTTCTTCGTTCTTAACAACCTTACCGACAGTATCAGGAGCAACAGTAGTTTCTTTCTTGACATTCTCTTTTAATATAATAGCATCCAGTTCCTTTTGTAGTCCCTTCACTAATTCTTTCTTGCCAGCCACCTTAGCAGCCTCAATAGGACTCATTTTTTTAATCTCACTCTCATCTGTAGGGATTTCAGATTTAATTCCCTCTATTGTAAAGGATAGGTCAAAAGACTTCTTTCTTTCTTCGTCTGTTAAATCCAATCCTTTAGTTTGATCGTGATAAACATTGTAAGCGTCTAACTTAAATTTAGCCCTCTCAGCATCTTCGGGAGTCATTTCATCATTAGCCACAGAATTATCAATATCAGCCTTTAAAGCTGTGATTGCCTCAGTTCCCTTCTTTACAGTCTCATACGCATTGTTAGATTGCTTCTCCGCGCGATCAGCTTTTCTTTTCTGACTCACACCAGCTAATGCGGGGCCACCAGCACCTAAAGCACCAGCCAAAGCACTATTAACATATTCCCCAAATGATTCTAAACTAAAAGGATCTGTTTTAAACTTCTCCTCTCCACTTATCTTATCATAAATATTCTTAGCAGCATTTAAAGCAAAAGATTGCGCGGCTTCCGTTCCTGCTTCGCCTGCGATATTACCAGCCAATTGACCTGCAAACGTGCTGTTTAATTTAGTTGCGGCAGTCGTTGTGGCGTTGTACAGACCTTCTAATGACTCCTTTGTTATCTTACCCTCACTATCTTTTAATAATCCAGCAGCGAGGCTATTAAACATCTCTTTCTTGCCGTTACGGGCTAGTTGGTTCTTAATGAATATCCCCTCAGTACCCCCAACCATTTCTAATAGGGCAGTGGGAATAGTGGCAACCGAAGCAAAAGCATATTTATCCCTTCCTTCTAGTCCAGCTTGTTCAGCAGCAGTTAAGGCTTCATCGTAATTAACCATGTATGAACCCGCAAATCCATTAGCTAATTTACCTGAGTTAGAAGCTCCCGATAAGAATGAAGCGGCCTTACCACCTTCTGAGATCAATCCGGCACCTTCTGCGCCCGCTCCTAATGTTCTTGTAGCACCCCCAATACCTTTAGCCCCTACAAGGAAAGAGGTGATAGATTCCATCCCCTGTAATACAGCACCCTGAATATTGTTTTTAGTAAAGTCATATCGAGAAGGGTCAAAGAAATCACTTATCCCTTTTAATTCTTTAGTGTCGAATATTTGTTCATTCTCATATTCGGGAGTTTTGAATTTAAGATAGTCAGCACTATTCTTCATAGTCTGGTACCACGGCAATTCTTCTCCTGTAATGGCTCCGTATGCGATTTGAGGCAAGTTAGCCACCCCTTCGGCGGCACCTATCACCCCATTCACTAAGTGTTTAGCAGCAGACTTAATAAATCCATCGTCATTAGCACTCTCTTGGCTTCCCCATATACTTGCAACGTCATAACCTTCTGGCGGACGTTCATTATTAGCAATAGGAACAGGCTTTTGAACACCATTTACATCTTTCATGTAGTATTTGGTTCCGCCGGATTGTTTAGGATGTTGACCTTGTATAGTTAGTATTGCATCAGATATATCTTCAACAGAGGCTCTACCTTGCTTCTGAGCAATAGCAATATTCTTAATGATTTGTTTTTCATCGTCGTTTTTAGTGTCAAGTCTGTCTATGATTTCATCTGCTTCCGCCTCTGATCTAATGCCATTAAGGAATGAATAGTCAGTGCCGCTTGATCTAGTGTCAGCAACAGCCTTAACAGGTTCATTAGGATTAAAAGCAGGTTTATTAGTGCCGGTGTTCACTGGCTTATTAGGATCAAAAGGCGGTTTGTTTTCAGGCATACGCAAATATAGCTAATATTGATGTATTTAAATTATTTGCATTTATTTGCAACCTTATTAGATTTGTATCGTTAAAGAGGGTTAATGACAAGAAAACAAAAATACTACGAATCACTAAACAAGGTTTCAGAAAGTGCGTGGATGAAAGGAGTTCAATACGCTCTTTCGGTGGCAGTAAATCATTATAACGTGCCGGAAAGTGTAAGAGAGGGAATTATGCAATTAATTGAAATAGAAAAAAATGAAAAGAGAAATAAAGTTTAGAGGCTTAGCATTGCCATCAGGAAATTGGGTATTCGGAAGTTTAATTACAGGTAATTACCCCACATTTGAAGGTTCCACTCAAATATACAATGGCGGTGGATTTACGATAGTTGACCCTAAAACAGTTGGGCAATTTACTGGCAAAGTAGTGAATGGAAAGGATTTATACGAAGACGACATCATTACATGGGAAGAAGAGGACGATGACTATCCTTTAGCGTGGATTGAATGGGAGCCGGAAGATGGTAAGTTTTGGGTTGAATCTGATGCCCAATGGGGAGGATATTTAAGTGAATTTGAAAACATTAAAGTAGTTGGAAATATTCATCAACATAAAGGTATGTTAGCGCCATGAAAGATATATTTATACCATTCGAACTAGCTTTATGGGCAAGAGATTTAGGATTTGACGAGCCTTGCGTTGGCAAATACTCAGGAGGATCTAAAGAACTCAAAGTAGGCGTGATTAATCAGCAAATGGCTACATGGTTATTGGCCCCAACATATCAACAAATACTAGATTGGCTAAGAGAACAACATAGTATATTTATTAGTCATTCCCATGCTTCGTGGGGAGAAGATTGGTTTTATTCAGTTGGTAACGGAAACGTAAAATTACTTGTCACAGACATTAAAGATTATTACGAAGCATTTGATTCATGTTTAATTAAAGTATTTAAAATAATAGACAAAAATGACTAAAGAGAAAATAGAATCAGTTTGCCGCGCAGTTGAAATATATATTCAATCTAGCGCCTATTACAAAGAATGTATTATCGGAGGAAACTTTTCAGGCAGGTTTAATGAGTTTTTAACTCAAGAAATTTGTAATCAAATAGTTAGGCAACATGAAAAGTTATTAAGCCAACTAAAAGCATCAGAATACGAAAATGGACATTTGTCTGGCAAAGTTTCTGATTTAGTAAGGTACATATCTGACCTTGATGAAGACTTTAAAAAAGAAGACGCGCGGAATAACGAACTCACTGATAAGGTGGCGGAATTAGAGTTAGGTATAGGCATATTGGAAGATAATTTAGATGCAGCTCAGGAGAAGATTTCGGAATATGAAGAAGCGATAGGGTTAAAATCTAAGCATATTCAACAATATCACGATTCTTTGTTAAATAAAGATATCGAAATTCGTAAATGGCGAGAATTAGTTGAAAATATGAAATCAAACCACGCTAAAGAAACTGATAGTATTAGAGGGGATCATTGCGATTATTTAAAAAAGGTATTGGGAGAGATGCAAATCATTAAGGGTTACAATCAGAATTTAATAAATGAATTAAGGCGTTGCAGAACACATATGCTTGAAGCTGGATTTCATTCTCAGTCAGCGCCTATAACCGCGTTAGATCAAACAATACGTCAAAACACAATTGAATTAGGAGAACTTAGAGATTAATAAAATAAAGGCTAACTACTCGTACTTGCCAGTTTTCGGATTCCAAGTGTATTGATAACCATTCTGAGTTACAGTAGTGGGTCTATCTCCGCCACCCTCTTGAGGAGCATCAGCCATTAATTTAGATTTAGCAATATGGGCTTGTTGATTAAAAGCACCCGCATAACTTGAGTTCAATTCCACAGGCATAAAGCTCTTAACCTTAACCATTTTTACATCTTCTCCCTTGCCATTAGCCTGTGTAATCAATTCAGCATTCTTATTCCATTCCGGTACAATCTCTTCTCCCTGAAAAGGATTCCAATTGCCATCATCGTATATCCCTTTCTCCTTAGCCACCTCTAAAGGAAGATAAGTGTAAGTTTCTACAAGTTTCTGTCTGCGTCCGCCAGCCTCTACATATTTATGTCCGCCAGTGTAATAAATCCTATTACCTGTTATATCCAAAGGATTTTGACCCTTATTATCATAAATAATAGCTTTAGGTTTAGAGCCATAAGTTTGTTCTAAGAACTCAGGGCTAACCACACCTTCCTGGCGGTTAACAAAAGCGTCCTGATAAGCATTACTTGGATTTGCAATACCACTTGATTCTAATTTATTCTTATACCCGGCAACTGTTAACGCATCACTTAATCCATAATCCCCAAAATCTCTCTTCTTAGGCACGTGAGCATTAATACCCTGTTCAATGTATGTCAATGGGTCTAAACCTTGTTTACGGGCTTCTATATCAATTTGGCGCTTATTCTGAGAATACATTTGCGTGGCAACCGCGCGTAATGACGTTGGGTCTGCAAATTCTTCATAAGCATTCCTTCCTCCCTTAATAGGTTTAGTCTTTAAATCCTTAAAGCTATTTCCTGTTTCCTGAAAAGCCTTGTTTATATCAATGAAGTCTCTAGGTTTCTGATATACAAACGCCTGTTTACCTTGTAACTTAGCAGCCTCTTCACCAGCTTGATTACCATATTTGAGATAATTTTGCCATTGGCCTTGCAAATCATTGTAGGCTTGTGTATCATGTTGCTGAGGGTTCTTTGCAACTTCCGCCAAATCCTGTAAATAAGATTTATATGCACTATCAGAAGCAAGTCCTCTCAATAATGTAGGATTGTCTTTAAGCGAACGTTTAAGTTCATTCAATTGCATTCTCTTGTCCACGTTAGTAGCCCAATCAGGATTCTCGCGGACAAATGAACCTATCTTTTTAATAGTCGATTGAGATTCTAATTTTACAAGAGGATTATCATGCCCATTTATAGCATTCTGATAGTTAAGATCATCAGAGAAAAGTCGTGCTTTCTGGGCGGCCATAGCTTTTGCTCTAGCATCAGCTTGCTCATTATAACGAGCATCATTTATTTTCTGATCGAACTGTAAGTCAACTGCAAGTCCATTTATTGTACCAATCTCTGCCATTAAATACCGTTTAAATAAGAGTTATCAATGTTAGTTCTGTTTGCAATAGCCCTTTTCTCAGCTTCGTATCGGCCAGCTCCAACTAAGTTGCTTAAACCTGTCCCGACCAAGTTAGCCCCTGCTTGCTGTGATTGTTGCCATCCTGTTAGTTTATCATTGAAGAGTCTACGAGACAGATCAACTTTCTGCAATCTTAGATTATCCGCGCTAGCAGCAATATTATCAGCCTCTCTTTGCTTCTGTAACTGTAATTGTCTGTTTGCCACAGAACTTGCTAAACCTCTTCCAAATGAATCATTTAAAGCGCTACGTTCCATGCCATAAGCATTCGCCGCGCTACCTCCACTATAATTCCTTGCTCCAAACCTTTGCGAAGCTGTGACATTAGCATTGTTGTTATTAATCACCGCCTGTTCTTCCGGTGTAAATCCATAAGAAGCCCTTTGATAAGCATTTGCAGCACGATTATCTGCGTTGTTTAATGATATTTGATAGTTAGGGTCAATTGAATCAACAGGTCTATCTCCTGCCTTTCTAAGGTAGTTTAAGCCTATTCCTGTTTGTAATAATGGAACTCCGTAATTTAACGCTGTAGATAATCCACTTCCAATAGCTGAATAGTTAGGTGTAGTTGAAGGGGTGGTTTCCGCCAATCTCGTGGCTAGTTCAGCTTCATAAGGGGCTAAATTAGCAGCGTCATCAATAGCACTATCTCCTTTTGTCACTGCCGCCGAAACCCCCTTAGCTAATCCGCTTGTAGGCGCTGTGATTGCATTGTCAATATCCTGATTAGCCATTGTCTCTGCTAAGCTCTCAGAAGCATTACTTGATTTACTTATAGGCACCTTGCTACTTAATGAATTGCTTAATCCTTTTCCTGTTACAGATGTAGTGGAAGTTTTAGGGATCTCAATACCTAATTTTTTAGCTAAATCTTGTTGGTATTTCTCAGGGCTTGAGCGATCAATTGTTCCTGTCTTGTAAGTTGCATCCAGAGAATCAATCTTCCCTTTTGTATATTTTAATATTGCTTCATTCTTAGCTTTGTTAGCAGGATCTTTATCCGCCAAAGCCTTATTTCTTAAAGCATATAAAGATTCAACCTTTGATAGGTATTCCTCTGTTTTGCCGTCTTTAATATTTTTAGTGTCAGGCTTCTCTACTCCCCCGCCTTTAGCATATCCTTTAACCTTACCTCCCTTGTTCATATAACCTCTAAGGTCATTCTGGGCATCCGGCGACAAGTCATCTAAATCTATTCCATTAGCTTCAATCTCCTCCACTTCCTCAGGAGTGAATAAATGTTCCCCATTTGAAAGTTTAACAGCAATGGCTTTGTCTTGGTTTAAATCAGCTTTACTATTCTCATCTTCACCTAACACTTCTTTACGAATAACCTCTGCCACCTTAGCGTTTTTCTTAGGTACAATATGCGAACCCTCTTTAACCTTAGCCTTAATACTATCAGATGTACCCGTTCCTTTACCGACAACTTTACCTCCCTTGCTATATGAATTTCTACTTGCTAATTGATTAGCTAAATTACTATTGAATAATGTAGAGTTCTTAGCGTTTATTTCAGCCAGATTCTCTTCCTCATTTAATGTATTAATATCACTATTAGATTTATCAGCGTCCCTAAAGCCTTTAATAGCGCCTAGTGTTCCGCCAGCCAATAACCCTATTCCACCACCTATCAATGTCCCAACTCCCGGCACCACTGAACCAATAGTTGCTCCTAATGAAGCGCCTTTGCCAGCAGCTTTTAATCCGCCGGATAGCGCAGCTTTGTTAGCGTCAATCATTCCGGCATCGTTAGGATTGTTTGTAGCGTCGATAAGAGAACCTGCGCCTGTAGCAAGTGCAGATCCGGCAGCAATAGAAGGGGAGTATGTATTTAACTTAGGGTCAATATACCCTCCATTGGCATATCCTTTAACTTTCTTAACTAAACCTGATTTCTTTTTAGGATTCTTCATTCGTAATGAATTGATAATCTCAAAAGTAAGGATTTTTTCAATCTCTTGCTATTAAAGATTTATTACAGATTTTGTAAGGAAATGCAATGGTTGTAAATTATTACAATAATTGTAATAGAATATTGCAACCTTTTATAATTAGCTTCGTTAAAGTACATAATTATGATATTAATAGGTTCAAAAGCAATTAAACACCATTACCCTGAGTTTCCAAGAGAACCTAAGGATATAGATTACATAGTTAACACTAATAGTAATCTAAAAAGCGGCAACGGGATAGAGTATCTTCAAAATCCAATAATATATAACAGATACAAGCCTTTTACTAATACCATTGTGTCTAAAGACGATTTAGCCACTATAAAAGCATCTCACCTTTTTTGGGATATAAAATGGGAAAAGCACATGTTTGATCTACAATTCTTACTTAAAAATGATTGCGAGATAAACGAAGAGTTGTTTTTTAAATTATACGAATACTGGAACGGTTTTCACAGCAAAAACAAAAGGAGTGACCTTAAAATGTCTAAAGAAGACTTTTTTACCAACAAAATAAATTACAGCCAGAATCAACATGACGACCTCCACAAAATAATAAATCCTAATCCGGTTTATGAGATGTGTCTTTTGGACGGAAAGGAAGTTGAATTAGATGAAAATAAATTTAATTCTTTGTCACATGAAAATAAGTTGGAATTTGTAAGAGAAGAAGTTATGGTAATGGCATACGAAAGATATTCTGAATTAGGATACAAAATAGCTTATTCTAAAATGCTTAAAAAATTCATTATTAGTCACGCACCGTTGTTTTCTTTAATATTCATTTTAGAGAATTTCATTGAACTACATAAACCAAAATACAACTATATAAAACAAATAAACAATGGACTACAAAAAAATCAATGAGGCGTTGAGAGATATTTCCGCAATTAGAAACAAAAAAGCCGTTGAAACGGTTAAAACAGATGAAGATACGACCGACGAGGTTTATCCATCAGAAATTGAAGATGTTTTTATCAAACTAACAGTGACAACAGATTCATATGGCGATAATGAAAAAATAACATCTATTCAATTTGTTTCGCCTGTTACAAAAAACATTACTAATTACGAACCAATAAAATAAAAACAATGGAAAAGCTTACGGGAGAACAAATTATTGAAATTTTAAAAAAATCAGACATTGAGTTAAAAGAATTTGCTTATGGAGATTTTGATTCAAATGCTTTGGGATTAGGTGAATGGGAAGAGGTAGATCAAAAGGGGGGAGAGGGAGAAGGCGAAAGCTGGCACTCCGTTAAACATTTTAAAGATCATGATGTATATCTACGAATAGATGGACATTACACCTCTTACGACGGAACAGATTTTTACGGTTCTGAAATCGAAGAAGTTAAGCCGAAGCAAAAAACAATCACAGTATATGAATAAGAATATAGGCGGCTAACAACCGCCTTTTTTCATTACCTCTTACTCTCAAAGAAGCTAGTCACTAATCTTAAAATCTTAACACCTCTACTCACAACGCGCGGATCAGTATTCCAGTTTTTCTTGCGGAATGTCATAAGTAGATAAGAATTAGTTATACGACCTGCTCTTGATAAAGGGAGGTTACTTGTTATCTTATCGTATATCTTGCGGTAAAACCTGCTTGTAGACCTTATATTAACATCCTGAGCGGTTTGATCTTCCGCCTCAATATACAAGTCAGTGATATTCTCCATATTACCCTCCTGCTCTATATTTAATACAGAGAAAGGGTTTTGACTTCTTGGATTAACTACAAACTGCAATAGATTATTAATAACCTGACCAAACACACTATTATACAAATAATCAGGTGCCACCGCTTGTCCTAACAATCTTGGCTGGTTATCCACCCACAATTCATTAGTTTGATTGATCTTAGCCCAATAAATAGAGCCTGGATAACCAGGAACTTCATCCCCAACTCCCGGATATGAAGCGATATCAACTTCCGCAATACAGATATACTCAGCATTCATATAAGGAACTACATCTCCAACCTCAAACAGAGTGCCGTTCATTCCGGTTCCGTAGTACTTAACCTTATTCTTAGGATTGTTCGCATGAATTACAATTTGATTATGGTTCCAACTTATCGCCGGAGTTTTATCGTAAAACCCTATAAATTGCTTGTCAGTGTGACTGTATCCAATAGTGAAGTCTTTGTTGTATTTTACTGTAACGCCTCTCTGAATGAACTTAAAAGTTAAATAAGTCATTTTAAACTTAGGATCATACACTCCACAAACACCCACTCCAATTAATGGCCTATCACTATACTTAGTAAACATAGGATCATTCAATAGATTATTAGAGATAGCCGAAGTATTGCCTATAACCTCTAAAAAAGCCTCGTTAAAGAATCCTTCTAATCCTTCTACCTTGCTTATCTCAGACACACCTTCGCCTAAACTAAGGGTAACTACAGCCTTTCTGCGCATATCAAACCACGCCCAGCCATATTCAGTGGCAGTTAATCCCCATTGGTGCTGATTACCATAATAAGATGTTACAGGATCAAATCTTTCCACTACTCCTCCGGTTCCTAATGAGGTTTCTGCCCCATCTAAACCACTTATCAATTGTCTTTCTAAAATAGGAATTAAGTCAATTGCAGAATTTTGCCATACAAACGTTCTACCATCCTTAGTCCTTAAATTATTAATCTCTCCACCATGCCCGTCAGTATCTTTCCTATCGTTAATAAGAAACGTTCTGAATGAATTAATAAGTTCGCCCGGAAACTTCTCTCCGCCAAACCTAATTCTATATCTGAATGTGTTAGATGTTGAATAGTTTAAAGGAAGTGCCGGATAAGCCACGAAGTTACCATCACTTGAATATCCCTGATTATATTGAAAACCTTCTAATTGACTACTTGTTCCTAGCTTATAGTAAATCCCATTGCCCGGAGTCGGATTAGAATGCATGAAATCAGGAGCAATCTTTCTTTTTGGAACACCTGTCCTTAAAGCGTAGTTAGCATTTGATTGACAAGGGAACTTAATACCCCATGAATAAGAACCCGTAGGGCTTCCATCAATAGGTTTTACAGCAGCATCATCATATAATGCGTATCCATAATCCACTAACTGAGTGAAGCAATCTCCTCCAAATACCTCTACGTCATTAAATACATAGTTGCCACCAGACAATGTATCAGCTAATACAGCAGGTGTTATAGGTTGAAAATGTCCTGTTGAAATATAATTAGTGGTGGATAAAGCCGCCTCCGAATTACCTCCGTATTGGTTAGTTTTAGTATTAATAATGTTAACCATCATTTTTCTCACTCCTGAGTTAGGAATAGAAGCATAGGTAGTGGCAACGTTATAGTCTAATAAAGTATCATCTGTAAGCTCTAAAATAGCTCTTAATCCTCCGACTCCCACAGTATTTAAAGGAAGTGTATTAGTAGTATTAGGAACTCCGCTAAAGCATTCAGTATCTATATTTACAGCATTACCCGTATCAGTTACATTTTGATAATAAATAGTTGTATTTGAGAATTGAGCAAGGTTAGCCTTCTCCGCTACATCAAACTTACTTTTAATAACTTCTGTTTGAGGCTCTGCCCCAGCATATCCTAATGTATCAAAATACTTAGTTTCAAACTCATTACTAGCAGGAGTGACAGATTTTAAATACCCAGCATCACCTAATTGGTTTTGAGCTTGATCGCGCGGTCCAACCCAATAAGCCTCTTCAATAGACAACGAACCATCCGAAATACCATCTCCAAAATTAGTTATAGGGAAGTCAACTAAGTTGTCAGGGCAAATGAATGAATAAAACTTAGCCCTACTCCCCGGCGAATTGTCTTTACTTAACTTATGAACAGAGGCAGGTTGAATAACTGTATATCCAGATACTGTAGCATAAGAATCAGTGGTTTGAAATAATAACCCTTGAGTTAATATCTTAGGATCTCTTTCCGCTCTCACAATACTAAACCCTGATATTTGCGCGGCAATCTCTGGTGAAATAGTGATACCGCTAAATCTAACTCCCGTCTGTAATGTATACAGAACATTTCCATCATTATCAGCTTCTATTAAAGTTGGCCCGCCATTACCTAAAAAAGGAACTGAATTACCATAAGCAGTTTCAATATCCGCTAAATGTCTTACGTAAAAAGGATTTCCCTTTAAATCATAAAACAATATTCCATATCTATATTTATCACCCTCCCATATACCCTTTACATGGTGAGCAACTGTAGGATCTTTATAATCCCAATATCCCGAACTTAACAATAAAGCATCAGGGCGTGGAGTACCACCTGTAGTAGTATATTTATTCCTACTTGCACATGGCCCTATGGTGCTTCCTAATGGAATGGTTACAGTGAAAACACCTGGAACCCCCACAAACACATCTCCCGCATTATAATTATTTCCATTGTAGAATACAGGCCCATTTGAATCATTTGTAACTAACCAATGACTATATGGAGGAATTGCATTAGGCCCCGTAGGATTATTAAATGGATCATAGTCTAAAGGAACATATGTCATCACATTTGAACAACTTGGCCCTGCCGCCCAATTATTATCTCTGTGCGCGGGAATAGGGTAGTCAAACTGTTCAATAGTTACACTTGACTTATCAAAAGCAAACTCTCCTCTTTCTGTAATGTTTCCAATAAGAATATAGTTCTTATTAGTGGTCATTGTTTTACAGGTCAAAATACTTGCAGGGAATAGCGTTAACTCATTTAAAGTTAAAGTACCTAAGTTTATATTACTTGAATGCTCAAATTGCATAGAAGCACTTGTAATGGCTTCATCTAAAATAATAGCTAGGTTTCTTGGAACATCCACTAATTGATCGAACTCCGCAACTGCAATCTGTATTCTTTGAAAGTTTAAATCTATATTGTTAACAACAAGCACAACACTCTTACCGCTGTTAACTAAGGATGTAGGTGTTCCGCCACCAACGTCATTAAAATAGTCGTTAGAATCACCTAACCTTACAGGAACCGGAAAACTACCATAAGACCATGATGTATAAATACCCTCAGTTGGATTACCCAGCCTGTAGAAGTACATTTTATTGCCGCAATACAAACTACCCGTTCCGTATTGACCAAAATAAATATTACCTAAACTCCTTGAGGGAGTAAAACTTAATAACTGATAAGCTACGTAGCGAATAACCTTTGGAGTGGGAGCTGTACCTGTAACAGATGTGTAATTAGCATTTACAGCAGTGAATACATTGCCTACAATCGTTCCGGCGACACTTGGCCCATACTGAACCCCATTATGCGTTATAACACCCTCTAATACCATGTATTGAGTTCCGGTTATTAATCCACCACTAGCTATATAGGTAGTGTAAATAGGGTTGCCAATGTCAATAACACGCGGTTCATTCAAATCGTCAGTCCAATACACCCTTTGAATGTCATCGTTCTCCTGAAAAGCAAAGCCTTCTATTTGTTGGAGTTTAGTAAACTTGAGATCAGAACTGTGATATAAAGGAACATAACCGTCGTTGTTATTGCCTGCCACTATAACCGGAGCAACACCTTCTCCATAAGGTTGGTAATTAATTAATCCAATCTCCCCATATCCGCCAGCTTCACTTTCGCTATTCGTGGAAAACACTACTAATTTATCAGGGAATGAAATAAAGCCTATTGGCATAGGGGGCAAATCAAATGTAGTTGAAGTACCACCGTATCGGATATTAATAACAAACGTCCTTACATTACCTAAACAGTCTTTAATCACATAGTTATTACCATCCTGAGATAATAAACTACAATTAACACAATGTCTGTATGTACCATCAGGCTGATAAAGGACATTGTAGTCCTTAGTCATACCCTTATTAAATGTGTTTACGTGTGATTGCATTACCAAGTAGAATTATCTAGTGTAGTGTGCATTCCGGCACTTAATGAAATCCCTATGTAGGGATTGTGTAGTATGCCATAAACAATCTCTTGTCTATCAACATCACTTATCTGAGAGTCTAAAGCGCGGGCATGAGAACATTCCCTGTGCCATTCTTCTCTGGCCATATTCATCTTACCGTATTCCAAGCTATTCATTCCCTTCATACGGTAAAAATACCTCCAAATAATAAACTCCGTTATAGCCTGAACGTGATTCTCTCCCACAAGGTAAAACCCTTCGCAATCTGTTTCCTGTGCTAAATATTTGATTGTTATCGCGCGGCTTGTACAATTATGGTCGAACACTAATTTATTGTTCTGAATAGTGTAATTAAGGCTTCCATTAAAGTTACCATCTCCGCCAACATCCACAATCAAGAATGTAGGAATCTCGAATGTAGACGTAGTATTTATCCACGAGCAAGCTCTATCCATCAAAGCATCACAATGACACCCATGATCGCCATTAACAGCCAACTGAATATGAATAGCCTCACTAGGCAAACAAGCAATGCCGTGTTCGATATTTAGAACAGCAATCTTAGGCACATACTGAGCTTTGCTTCCAATCTCCTTTTCAGCCATTGTAGCCCATCTTGTAAATAAAGGGATTAACTTGTCATGATCTATACCAAGTCTGTCCATTGCGTCTACAATAGGGTTCTTTATGGATATAAGTTTGTTAATTGACATTCTCTATTCTATAATATGTATAAGTATTCTTTAATTCTTCGTGTACCCTGTGAGACATTTTCCTATCCGGCTGAAACACTAATTTACCCTTGTAATTCTTATCCTCCAACACAATCTTGTACTTAACATCCGGTCTACCTTCAAACTTTACAGCCTTCTTAATCTTTCCGGCTTTAGTTATGTTTCTTCCCGCCACTAGCAATCCAAAAGTTTTAGCATCCTCCACAATCTTCGTCCCAACTATCTCAAGACTAAAATTACTATCTACCTGCACCTTCCCCATTTTTAACAAGGGCTTAGTCAACCCATACTCCACATACTCCCTTAATATCTTATCAACGTCACTAAGCTTAATAGTCTTTTTAAACCTAGCCCTCATCATTTTCTTAGCCCTACGCCTCAATACAGGCATATTAAAGGGCTTTGCTTGCGTCATCTTTGCTGTCATTCCTAATGTCCGCTACTTGCTGCCTTTCAATATTAAATTCCTTCGTTAGTATTTCTAATTCAATCTGTCTCATCATCTCTCCACCAGCAGGATAAGGATCAGTGTCCTTATAAGCTACAAACTGAGAATATAAATAAACGCTTCCCGAACCCTGATAAGTAGTGTCGGTTACAGCAGTGAACGATGTACATGGTTCTAACACTACCCCTTCATAAACTATCTGATTTCCTAAAACATAATACTTGATTCCTGGAACTAAAGTTGTAACGGGAGCAGAATTAATTAAAAATCCTTCCGCCGGATCTAACAATATGCCTATAAACCTTAGTTTCTCTACAACCCTATCCACATAGATAGTTGTATTAACCCTTGCGTACTTAGCAAATAGTTTATTAGTATGACCTTCGGGAGTATATCTCCACTGAGACATTCTACTTGGGTAATATGTTGTTTTACCACATAAAGATATAAGGCTATAAACACCTAAATCCAAGTTACCGTCTTTACTCTGTAATGTTATAGTTTGAGGGATAGTGGACTTGGATATATCCCAGCAGCATGATTGATCTACTGTATCTCCCGATGTAACCCTATGAAATGTTAAATGAGTTCCTTCTGATAGCCAAGCAAAGTCTATAACGCCTGTACGTGCGTATTGAGCGATAATAAACTCTGCCCTAACCTGATTGTATTTGTATAACAGCCAGTCGTCATCAAGCCTCGAATCATCAGTTATGCCGAAACGGGCAAGGATGTTCTTTAAGCTATCAATTGCATTTTTGGCTGTTTGTGGCATAAAGCAAATATACTACTTAATGTATTAGGATAATCAGGCCGGATAATATTAATGTAGTGCAGCCAAATATTAACGTGGTAGACTTGAAGTTCTTTAACTTCTTTTCCTGCTTGTTGTATTTAATTACAAGTTCATCATTAGCCTCTTTACGCGCGGCAATCTCATCATTCTTAACCTTCAATATAGACTCGTGTTTATCGTAACTGTCCGCCATCTTCAATATAATGCGATTTAAGCCTTTTATCTTATCAGCCTTTAATGTAGTATCAATTCTCAGGAATTGCGCGTCACGTTGCTCAAAAAGCAGGTAATCAATGCGCTCAACTGACATACATATAATGGAATCATTTTCCTGTGCCTTTAAAGAGACTGTCGATGTAACGAATACGAGAAGCGGTAGTAAAATTCTTAAACTGTTTTTTAGCATCTGAGAGATTTTTAAAGTTAATTTTAGATAATGAGTCTGTATGACGAAGGTATTGTTTAAATACTAATATAGAGTCATTATTACCCTTTATAATCATATTAAGACTATCCTCCCTGCGTAGATAAGCACTATTGTCAAATGTTTTTTCAACGGGAGGTTTTACAGTGCATGATTTTAATCCCCATCCTATTCCGCCGAATAAGACCGCAATAGCGCATATAATATAAAGATCTCTTTTACTCATAACGGTAAATGTAAAAATAAATGAAACCTTTTGCAAATAATTGCGTAATAATACAAAACTTAAAAACATGGAAACAAAAACATTAGAAGATTTCAGGGCAAACATTCAAGAGTTTGCGGACAAATTCAATTTACATTATAACGAAGAAGGTGAATGCGGATTCGGTCGAGAATGTGTAGGATTGTCTAAAAACAATAATTACGTGGAATATAATCCGACAAGTAGTCAGAATTACGAAAACATCCCTGAATTTTACGACGAAAGACTTTTAGATATAGTGCCAGAAGATGCGTATCATAAACATGATTGTTTAGCTGTTTTAGGACGTGGAGAAAACGCTATTCGTCAATTATCCGAATGGGTAGATAAACTAAAAGAATTAAATTGCACGGTTGAATCTTTTGACACTGGAAACACTGGCATTCAAGCTATTCTTTCTGGAACTATTAGATACGCAGTTAAGATTAACGATTAATCCTTCTTATCAGGCGAATTAAGGGTGGCACCGTCTACATTTTCAATGTTATCCACTTGAATGTTAGCCTTGTCATCCTTATTTCTTTTAGAGCTTACAAAATAATATCCTAAAGCCAGCATAGCCATAGCATTACTATTCTGTAATATAATAGTGGTGTTAGTCTCAGTAGTGCGTACCTGACGCAATAAAACTAATATATTAACAGTGCCGTCTAATAGGATTATAAGCAGCCCTATAATGGCTGTAATAGTCATATTTTCCTTTAGCCACGCTTTCATTACACCCTCTTGTTTAAATCTACATTAGTAGTGATACCATTAACAAGTCCTTTCTGCGTGTATTGCCACAAAACAGGTTTAACCCATCCTTTAGGAATTTTATAACTATCTGAATAAGCCGCCACCCATAAAGGCACATTACCCAAATCGTGGTTCGCAGGTAAGTTCTCATTCAGAAACGGAGTGTAAGAATAAATCCAATAGTCGCTCACCCCATTAGCCTCCATCTCTTTAAAAAATGACTTAATCCACAATAGCACCTTATCTTTTGGCAACTTAGAAGCATTAGTCTCTAAATCCAATACATAAGGCATCTCAGGATTAAAATTCTTAGTGATGCTCAGAAAGTACTTAGCTTCCGTTTTAGCGTCATTAACTACGTCAACGGCATTCAGACTAGCAAAATGATAGAACCCTATCTTAAATCCAACCTTTTTGGCCTCCACTGCATTAAAAGTCATGTTAGCGTCCTTAAATCCAACACCCTCACTTGCTTTAATATAAACACCCTCTATTGCAGGTACATTACTTTTAACTGTCTTCCAGTCAATCTTCTTTTGCCATTTACTTACATCTATTATCATTGTGGTGGGCTTTTAGTGATTTTAATTTTAGGCACGTATTTTAATGTGTCCGGCCAGTTTCTCTTACTTACTGTATCAGTTTTGATATCTATGTGATCCTCCAACTTGGGAGAAGCAAGTATAACTATTCTTTTAATCTTTTTTTTATTCTCAGCCTTTTTAGGCATCTTTAAAGCGCTAAAATCCCTTTTTTGTAGTTCGATAAGCGCCGGATTTGAAGAGTCGTTTATGTGGTAGTTATTCAGGAATGTGGGGGCTAATTCCACAGAATATTCATTCATTATTTCCCCATATAAATTATTCTTCAGGTCTAAACTATGCACGGCAAACCAAGCCCCGAACATCTCAAATATTACAAATGATAATAATATTAAAGATTTTGCCGTCTTTAAAAAGTCTAATATACCATCTAAAATATTAATGGTTATGGCTTTCATATTGCTTCATTAATAAATTCACATTCACTTTAAGCTCCGCAATGGTTATTTTAATATCTGTCATAGCCTCCGCGTTTGTTGCCCAATCCTTATTATAAGCAAAAAAGCAGCCAACGATAAGAGTTATAACACTGAGGTATTCTTTTATATAGTCCCAAAATGTTTTAGGCTCTGGCTTCTTTGCTGCTGTCACTTATATTTGGATAAAGTTTATAAATCAAAACAAATATTGTAAATACAAATATAACCTTATCTACAATACCAAAACTGTATACATTAGCATAAGTTCTTTCCCACGCATCTGTCAAAATCAAATTACACGGAACCGTTAATATCGCTCCCACAAATCTATGTCCAAAGTAAGCACAAAGCAAACTACACACACTAACAAATGCTGCGGTAATTAAAGATAATATCCTTTTTTCCAACCTATAACCATCTTGCCAGCAATAAATATCATCACACATAGTAGGGTATTTCATTCTCACGTATGTGTCTTTATACATAAACCAATAAGTTGCAAGAATTACCAAGCAACTTATTAGCGTAATGTACATTATTTTAATCCTCTTACTCACTAGTGAGGTTTTGGTGGACGTGGAGGTAAATCTTCATTCCATGTTTCCACAACAGCGTCAATTCGCCTTGCAATAGCCTCAGCAATAGACTCATTATACGGAAAGTCAAATGTTCCAGTACTGTCATATTCAGTTTTTATAGCCGCAATCTCGGCTTGAAGCGCTGAATCTAAATCATTAATTTTACTCATAGTTTATTTATTTTTTATTGTTTATAATTAAAAGCTTGATTTTACATATTTATAAATATCCGCGTCTGGCTGTGCTGTATTTGCATCTAATCCGCCAATGGTCATAAATTCATCAAGCGTATTCACTACCATGCCACTAGCATGCCTCCTACGTGGACTGTAAGGCGCTTTAAGCCAATTGCGACCAAAGTCACCTGAATAATAAAGTCCATCCGTGACGTTAGCCACCTGATACCAAATTAATCCAGCCCATACAATTCCGGTAGAAAATAATCCTCCCATATTTGTTGGAAGCGTGGCAACCTCAGTCCAGCTTACACCAGAATTAATACTTTCAATTACCTTGTAATTTAAAACCTCGCCATCATTATAAAGCCCTCCGGCAATATAAATAAAGCGAGTAGAACTTATTGCATAAAATACCCCAGCAGAAGACGTAACTAATGGTAAATTACCCATATCCGTAACTACACCTGCCGCTGTTATTCTATAAAGTTTTAATAAAGCGGTAGCGCCAACCCCATTTGGTTGAGTTTGACCGCCTGCAATGTAAAAATTTGTACCGTCAAATCCCCTACCAGCTACATAAACACCTGGTATATCTAAAGCGGCAGTTATTAAAGTCCATGTGTTAGCGATGTAATCGTACTCATACATATCCACAGCACTATCTCCACCTACCACGTACCCCTTGTTCCCTATAACTCCACTTGTAAACCAATGTCTTCCTGTGCCGGGAAATGACGCTACAGAAGTCCATGCGCCAACTCCATTGTTTGTATTTTTATAACAATTTGTAATATAAGTTGTGCCATTCCATCCCATCACCTTAACTAAGGTTCCATCTGGGAATAGCCATACGGCATGACTGTCAGTCTTTATAAAACCAGCATCCGCAGTAACTAATGTTTGTTGAAATTTATAAGGTGTTCTTGCCATAATTACGCGGGTGAATAAAATCTAAGTCTAACAATTCCATCCGCTCCATCTCCTCCGTTGCCACCAGTTCCACTTCCAGGCGCGCCACCACCGCCGCCACCACTTCCCGGAGAACTTCCGTTACCTCCGTTAGCAGCGCCAACAGCTCCATTTCCACCACCACCATCACCACCTAAACCTGGAATCCTACCAACGTAACATCCACCGCCGCCACCAGCAGCATCTTTAGTTCCTGTGATTAATGACAGCGTTCCGTCACCACCTTTACCTGTTATAGCCCCATCACCACCAACTTCAAATGTACTTCCGCCCCCGCCTCCGCGATAAGGTTCATTATTATTTATTGACTGACCTCCGTTATTATCTGCACCTATACCTCCCGGACTTGGAGCGCCAGCTTGACCACCACCTCCACCTCCGTTACCACCATTGCCTGCCGCTAAAGAGTCAATACCAACACCTCCATAGCCACCACCCTCTGATGTTATTCCGTTAAAATAAGAATCACCACCCTTTGTACCTACAGTTGGAGCAGAAACACCTTGAATGCCAGCTATTCCACCTACACCCTTAGCCCCTACAAATATTGCATAAGGCATTGCTAGTGGCCTAAATGTACCAGACTTCCATTGTCCTGCACCACCGCCGCCAGAAGCAGCTCCATTTCCAGTTCCGCCGCCTCCACCTCCGCCTCCCGGAACAACTTCATAATAAACATCACCATCCGAACTATCAGGAACGAATGTAAAGTCTATTTGATAAGTTGTAGCAAGAGGAAATATTATTTCTTTATAATTACCATCCTGAGTAACAGTTCCGTCAGTCCCAAATTGCATGAATTGAGAACCTGAGCCACCTATTAAGTTTCTTCTAAAAAACGGGGATTTGGCTATACCTTTTCCGGGCATATTATGAGTACGCTAGAATTGAACCTGACGCTAAAGTAATAGCTGTTATAGTATAACCATTAGGAACTATTAAAAGATCCACTGTGTTTAATGTAAGGCCGGAAATATTAAACTCAGTTAAAAAATTAACAGTCGTTCCGCTTGCATTAGTTCCCGACAGAAGAGATATCACGGTAGCCTCTCTTGGCTGTATAGACGACACGCTTAACCCCGTTCTTGCGTTAGTATCAGCGTAAACCTTAGTTCCGCCATTTGCGCCCATTTTGTTTAAATTCGGATTGTTAAGTATCGCGTGTAAAAGCGCACTAAAATATTTATATTCCATTGAATGTAATTTTGATAAAAGTACAAAAAAAAAGGAGAACTTTCGCTCTCCCTTAAATTTAAGATTTAATCTCGAAGCCTATAGTTAAGACCCCGTTTAAAGCGTTCGTCGCATGAGTGTTGACAATCACAATGTCGAAAGTAGTAGCAGTTCTATTCTTCACAATTACAGAAGGAACACCATTAGTTAAAATAGTTCCTGCGTAATCCGTAATATAAGCCTCCACATTTGCAGTAGCAGATGTAGAAGAGTTAGTTACAGTGAATGTAGAGGCCGCTAAACCTGCCGTAGTTGCATTGAAAGTAGTAATTAACCCTTTGGTGCCATTTAAGGTTACGCCCGTTGTAAGGGAGGTTAATTGAGTTGCTGTATTGGTTGCCACAATAAGCATAGTTTGACTTACAATAGTAACGTCATTAGGCAATATGCCCGGAGCAACGTTCCCTATTCTAGCAAGTCTTTGTAAAACGTATCTAACGTTATCTTTTAATGTTAATACCATAATATTTAGGTTTAAAAGGGGGCTTTTTACACCCCCTAAATTAATAATTAGTCAATTACTGTATCAGATCCAACAGACCAGAACTCAGTGATATTCGGAACCGCAGCAACACTATTTAAGTTAGTGTACTGGAAGAAAGGAATAAGCACAGTACCAGCAGCAAACACTAAAGGCACAGTAGTTCCTACAGAGTAGATAGGGTAAGATACGTTGTTCACAAACGCTGTTACAGTACCATCAATGGCAACCTCTACGCGGAAGTCATAAACAACCGTAGTGAGTAAGTTAACCGCAGAAGTAGTAGTTACAGAAGCGGCAGAAACCAATGAACCGTAAGTTGCAATCGCAGTTCCAGCAGCGCCAGTTCCAATAGTAGCAAGTTTACCGTATGTTCCAAAAGCTGCTTGGTGAGCCTCTTTACTTCTGAATCCAACCATGAACACAATGTTCGCAGGAGTTGTAAAAGATGCCTTAGCGTTAACCGTAGCAGGAGTTTTACCAACAATGAATTGCTGACTGTTATTCGTGCTTAAAGAAGGAGTATAAGCAGCACCCTCAGTTGCAGTTGCATCTTGCTCAAACAAGAAACCTGTAGCGGAGTTAGCACCTGTAACGATAGTTTGAGTTCCAATGTTAAAGTGATTCAACATTCCATAAGGAGTAAGGAACTTGTTAGCAACACCAGCAGTTGTAGCAGGAGCCGCGCCAAGTAAACCTTGCTCTACGAAATCTTGGTCAAACCATTGTTGAACTAAAGAAGCGTCCATGTAACAAGTTTGAACCATCAATTTACGAAGTTCACGCTCAGCAGTTAAGAAACCAGCTAAGTTAGTTGTAGATGATCCAGTACCATTATCCACAGCGATTGCAGATTCACGAGGAACATATACATACTGACCTGATAGATTTGCACCAACGATCTCTTTTAAAGAGTTGATAACGAAAATATCATAATTCTGACCAGCGGTAGCATAAGTCTTAGGATTAGTTGCAGTTCCAAAAGGAGCATCTAAATTACCTTGAATTAAGTTACCATACATATAGTCGATAACCGGAGCTTGTTGCGCCAATTTAGCACCTACACCACTTGAAGTCTGACCCGCAGTTGTTACAGTGAAATTACTTCTTGTGAAACCTGATTGATCTGGATTAGCCACAGTGATTACAGTACTAGCGAATTTCTCGTTAGTCATTGTCTGTGATTTCTCTGGATAGTAATCAGTGTTATCTGTTACTGTGAAACCATTACCACTTCCTAAAGAAACGGCAGTAACGCGATTCACACCACTCTCTAAGTTGATTTTAGCAACTAAACCAGCGTGGATAGCCTCACGTTGCTGAGCAACCGTACCGTAAATGTTTACGTTAGAATTGGTTTGAAATGTGTAACGTCTAAGGTTTTCCTGATAACCATCTCTAGTACGGTTAGGATCACCAATTGCTACTGTATAATTTGTTAAACCGGTTGGCGTATAAGCCGTGTTACCTACTGTTACTACTTGAGCCACAGCGGCGCGATACTTGATTTGAACGATTCCGGTTACATTCTTTTTAAGAATTTCCTTCAAACCTGTGATGTTAATTTTTCCACCACTGCACTGCACATCCGCATTTGAGGATGTTTTCAACAGTACTGATTCTCTTACTGATTTCATTTTTTAATTTAGTTTAAATTGTTTATATGCGTAAATGTCGGATTAATTCAAATACAAAACACATTTTAACAATTAAAATGAAACCTTTTTGGAATTATAGAGCCATTTAACTCCTCTCAACTTCTGAATCGACTGCCTGAGCCGCCGGATAATTACTTGTTACTAATAACATAATCCTAGAAGCTGCTTTACATATCTCATCGTGAACCTTCTCGGGTAAATCCACTGGCGATGTATTACTAGCCAAGATAACCTGACCAGAAGTTAAATCTGCCGTACCTGCCGTAAATTGATCCCCTATTTGATAAGTGTTAGTATTCTCTACACTTACTTCCACCGCAATATAATCATCCCCCGGAGTCAATACGCCCGTACCTTCGTCTATTAATTGATCTTCTGAGCCTACACTAAAGTCCACAGGAGTTCTTAGGTACGTTAGTTTGGCAGTTGTGAATGTTCCGCCAACACCCCTATGAATTGTAAGCCCTGTAGCATCTTCATTATAATACGTTTTAAGATTGGTTGGATGCTTAAAGCTATCTTTTAATAACGGCCCAAGTTCATTGAATGTAATGGGTCTACTGTAATCCCAGAACGCGTCTATAAGCGTGTCTAATTGAACAAAAGCATAATAATCAGGCGGAAAGTTAATATGGCTTGGAGTGGACGAATAATACCTATTAGCCCTAACTGTACCGTTAGTTATAGAGGGAGTTGCCACTGCTATCAAAGTGAATAGATCGTCGCGAATTTGTTGAATCCATTGGAAGTTCTCAGGATTACGCTGCTTCTCATCTCCGACCTTTTCATCTATATAATTATGTATAGCGTCATTCACAGCCTTATTGTAATCTGAGAAGAAGAAGCGGGCGTTACGTGACACATCTAAATAAAAATCTATTCTGGCAAGGGTCTGTAGTGCATTCATCTGTAAGTTGTTTCCACAAATATACTAAATAAAAAAGCCGCCCATTAAAAGCGGCTCCAAATGATCTTTTGCCATTTAAACATTCCTTACACGTCTGCAAGGCGATAATCGTAATCCCGATTCTCTCTGATGCGCTGGTCAAGTGGAAGCGTAGAGTTGCTGCGGTAAATATACTAAATAAAAAAGCCTCCGGTTAAAGAGGCTTAGTAAAGTGTTCAGTCTTCACTTCGTAAACGTTTTATAGGTTTTATTTTAATCTCGGCGAACGTTAACCACTTTTAACCGAAAAGGATTGAGTTTTAAATCTATTACAAATATTGTAATGAAACAAATATAATTAAAATCCTTACAAATTCTGTAATACTTTCTCGTCAGATAGTTTCTTAAACTTAGCATACAGCACCTCTATATCAGACTTATTCTTCTCTCCCCTCTTGTATGCTAGAACGTTTTTCACATCCGAGATAGAAAGGCACGGTTTGTTTTCTAATACATATTGTTCAGCTAAGGGACGGGCGGAATAGAACTTCGGAATAGGATAATAAGTATTCGCTGTGGCTTGCGTAATTCTCCAATCTAATCCTACACACCACACTTCACTACCAGACTTAACCTCAACCCCATCAATAGATATAAATACCACCTCTATTTTAGGAATCTCCACCCAATCTGTGGCACCTTCAATAATAAGCTTAGGAATAGGATTTCCATTCACTTCGTAATTATTCTCGTCTATCTCCGTGGCTAATAAACTTAACTTCTTGTTTTCGTATTGTTTCATGGTTATTTTATAATTAATAATTCTGGATTTTGGTAAATATTACCAGCAACAAAATCAATAAGTCCGTAATCATAAAGATCGTATTTTTGTTCATCACCTATTTCAGTAACAACCCACTTGCCATCTTCATTGTCCCACGAAACAACACTTTTAATGGTATAATGAATAGCTTCCGGCCCGTAACCCTCTGAGTCACTGCCGCACAAAATATCCCCTTCATAAATTTGGACATCATCATTAATTTCCATTCCGGTGTATTGCATTAAAAACAATTCATCCCTATCTATTCCAATGTAACCAGTCTCTTTTGGCGGTATCATTTTACCATTAACATCTTCATAAATTATCACCCTTAACGGCGTTACGCCAACACCGTAATACATTTCTTTTTCGTCGGCATCCCACGCTCTGAATTTAATTTCTCTTGTTTTCATACCCTCTTAAACGCAAACAATCTCACAAGGTTGCATAAAAAAAGGGAAACTTTCACCTCCCTCTTAAATAATCAAATATAAGTATTATCCCTCAAATTCAGGATTCACTTCTCGCACCTTTTCTTTTAAGCGTTCTAAGTCCTTAATCATGTGTATGCCCTTAATATTTAAACGCTTGCCCTCAGTCACCCAGATTAACCTCTCTTCCGCATCCTCAACTATATTAACAGCAGCAGCTTTCTTTAAAGCCTCTTCCTTAGCCATTAATTCAGCTTCTAAACGCGCAATCCTAGCATCCTTATCATCACCAACAAACGCAGTGTGCTTAACCGGAGTTCTTGTCATAGACTTATCAGTGTCAGCGTCAACCTTCTTAGTCAACAAATCAATAGTCTGACAAACCTGTGGATACTCTTTTAAATAATCCACTGCCATAACCTCATTTGCTCCCAAAGGCTGTCCATTGTAATTCCATCCATTAACAACATCCATAGCGATAACACCCGCAGCAACACCTCTTTTAAAGATAGTTAATTCCTTACGTGTTGGACTATCATAAATAGCCATAAACGCTTTAGAATCATTCTCTGCCCTTTTAATCACCTCTGCTTGTAATGTTACATCTGAGTTAGCTTCCGGCGGAATACCCAAATTCCTAGCCATATCATGTAAAGCCTCTCCAAATAACGCCTCAGCAATATCAATAGCCTTACGTTTCTGAACCCTTCCAGATAAAAATACCTGAGCTTCTCTCTCTTCATCTTTCACCTTATACAAAGGTTTACCCCTCAAATTAGGACTTCCTTCCACGAACAAACTGTTTTTAATCACAGCCCATTTTCTTGCCTGATCTGCATCTGCTAAATCAAACACTTCATTCTCATCTAGAATAATCTTTTGGAATTTAATTTTTTTAGTTTCAGGGTCTATTCCGATTGGAATCCCCCAAACAACTCCCATTTTCCTGTCAATAACAATCTCAAAGAACATTTTAGTTCTATGTCTGTCACCACTTCTCATTGGAGTTAATATGATCTTACCCGTCCTAGAGCAAAGATCTGGATTGTCTAAGTTTGCAATCCTTGTCTCATTACCTGCGCCATCTTTATATAGCTTGTAATGTACACCTTCTTGATACAGGTCATCCCCTGCCGCTGTTTTGTTACCTGATGTGAAAAAATTATTTATTTGCATCTCGCTAATTTTTTAATTATTAATAAAAAAAGGGGGCAGGGTTAGCCACCCCCTATACTATGATTAAGATTTATAGATAATACCGCACTCTTGAGTGTTGTAAATAACCATTAAATCTTCTTTTAACATTGCGTATTTCATTACGTCTTCCTCTGAAATCATTGTTTCATTGGCACCGGTCATACCGTTAAACTTAGCTGTTACACTTGCACGGTTTAATCCGTTTGCTTCTTTAGCAAGGATTTCCATGTTCATGTTAGAACCAGAACCTAAATTCATAATGAATAAGGTAGAGCTTAACAATAGTTTTCCGTCAGCACCTCTCTCAGGGAACGCAGCTTCGTCATCAAACAACGGGTGTTTAACAAGGATCATTGTGTTACCATTGATGTTGAATTTACCGAAGTTGTATCCGGCATCCACGATTGCACCACCAGCTTGTCCATTTTGAGTTACATTAGTAACGATTTGGATGTTTTGATTACCAAGTAAGTTAATCAGTTTCTTTTGACCATTTGCATAGCCATCAGTACCGGTAATACCTACCCATGTGAATCCTGACACCTTATCGCCTTTTTTCTCAAGTTGACCCATCATGTCAGCGATATCGTCTTCTGTCCACTCTCCGTTTAAGCCTGAACCGTATGCTACGTTACCGCCAGCAACTTGCTCTTCCCAGCCGTCACCTTGAACGATCTCAAGACCTGTTTCAGTATCAATTAAGTTTGAACTTGCACGGATAGTACCATCAGCATTTTTCATACTTGATACACCAAACAACTTGTTACGCTCGTCTTCCATTACGAAAGTAGCTTGCGCTTGCGCTAATTCTTGATACATCCAACCTTTAGAGAAAGCTCCACCTTCACCTTCGTAGTTATACCAAAGTACATTTGAAGCAGCTCCACCGGTGATACCAACAGTTTTACGTTGAATAGTCATGTGGTTAACAAACTTACTAGGCGCAGCCGAACGACCGTAACCACGAAGTGATTTCTCTCCATATGAAGTGTAAACTCCAAAGCAGGTTTTAGTTCCTTGTTGTGGCGCTACGTGAGTTGCATAGCTAAACAAATCACCAGATGGAGATTGGAAGCTATATAAGTAACCCGCAGAAGGGGAACCTGTAGGGAAAGCCATTACACGAGCGATAAAACGACCTGTGTAGAAAGCAACGTTCATTCCCGGTACTAAGTGCTTATCGCGCATTAACAACTGGAAAGAACCGTCAGGCTGAGTAGCACCAACTTGTTTAATGATCTCAGATGCTTTCTCAATACGACCCATAACGTCAAATTGATAAGCGTTTGCTCCGATACCTTTACCTTTAGTTGTTACTTGAGGAATTTTAGTACGCTCAGGGTTAACGATACCATAAGGTGTTACCGCGCCGGATACTAAGATTGTAGTTAAAGCTCTACGATTCGCATACTCTAACATGTTTCGGATTGCAGGCTTATTGGCCTGATTTTTCATAAGGTCATTGTTAGTAACACAAGTGTCTTCCGAAAATACACCTTGATTAATACTAATTCTACCTGCGTGTGATGATGGCATAATTTTTAGTTTTTAAGATTTTAGTTTAATTGCCAAATTCTTTGTCTAATGCTGTCCAATTATCAGTTTCTGTGTTTGTTGGTTGTTTTGATCCACCTCCTGCGGTTTTCACCGTAGGGATGTTTAAAAGTTTATTAGTGTGATCCGCTTTCGCTTTCTCAGAAACCTTGTTCTTGATATGCGCGACAGCTTTTGCCTCTAACTCCCTTTTCACTATATACTCCGCTCTACTGCTTGCACTCGACAATTCCTTATCATACACGCCATTGGTGTATTTAGTGATAAGTGCATCCATGACTTTTTTCGGTATCTTCACTCCCGCAATCTCTTGGATCTTACCAAGCTCATTGATAGTTTCGGTACGTTCTAATGCCTTTTTTTCATCGGCTGCCTTTTGTTTTTGTGCTGTGTATTTCTGGATTATATTAGTATGCTCTAAGGCCATAGCCTCTTTTTGATTATTTAGTTCAACGCGAATCTTAGCCGCGCTATGGTCAATCTTTCCGCTCTCAATAAGGTCTTCAATCTCCTTATCAATCATTTCATTAGTCCAATTAGGAATAGTGGCTAATTCAGCTCTCACTAACTCCACATCGTCTAATTTAAGATAACCTTCAATTTCTTTAGTGGGTTCTAATAGTAAATGATCTGGAACTCCAAGTTCTTTCATTTCTAAAGCAGCCGCCACTTTAGGATCAAGATTAGCGAAATAAGTTTCTTTGCTTACCTGCGCTTGCTTCTCAGCTTCTGCTTTAGTGATATAAACCTCTTTAAAGGCTTCCGCAGTGTCTTCCTTAATGTCCGCGCCTAATTTCTGAGCAATGGCTTTAAATGAGTTCTCTGGATATACAATGGGAGCATCTGACTCTTCATCTAATGTTAATTCATCAGCAGTAGCCGCCAATTTAGCAGCCTCAATTTCTTCTTTTGTAGATGTTTCAGGTAAGTTTAAAGCCTTAGCTTCTTCTGCCAAAGCAGCTTTATTGGTTTCCTCTAATGCTAAAGCATCAGCAACGGCTTTTTCTGTTTCGGCTGTTTTCTCGGCAACCTGCTCAGGAGTTTCATCAACATCCTTAGTAATAACTTCTTCTTGTTTCTCTTCCTGTTTTGGTGTAGCATCCCCAAATTCTTGAGATGAGGTCAATGCGTCCCAATTAGCTTCAACCGTCTCGGTCGATTTATTTGTTTCTGACATGGTTAATAATTTTAATAGTTATTGCGTAAATGTACAATTTTTTAACATTCAAAATGCAACCTTATTAAAATTTCAACGTAGCTAAACCAAATCAGTGTTATTTATAATGTCATTTTCAGTCTGTAAAGACGTTAAATGCATATCGTTATTTGCCTTGTTATTGTCCACTTGCATCTGAACCTGACCCTTTAATACAATCTCTTCTTTCGCAGAATTTTGAATATCCTCACGATTTTCATTGGCAATCTGAATCTGAGTTTGAAGGTTAGCTTCGTTCATTTGAGCCTGCGCTTGGTTATTAGCCTCGTTTTGTTGCTGAATAACTTTTTGCATCTCAACCCAGCTGTTCTCTAATTTATTCTTCATCTCCGCCACAGTGGTGGATAAAAGAACATTTAAAGCATCCATTGGTCTGATATCCTTAGCATTTAAAGAAAACTCCATCATTCTCTTAATGTCCTGCTTGATTTCCATATAATGTCCGCCATCTTCCACGTGAACACCATAATCCCTATATCCAATATCTTTAGTTAATTGCAAGTATTTTAACTTACTAGCCCCTAAAATATGTTCTCCCTTCTCTAATTTGTAAAACGCCCAAGATATAGCAGAACTATCTACAATCCCCTTCATAACCCTTGTAACAAAGCCATTCATCCCATAAAACAGGGATTCGGTGATTATCCGCGAATTAGCAATGTCATTCTGAGCATTAGTAGCCGTTGAACTCGCGGCAGTATTACCCTCTCTACCCTCATTAATACCTGTGATCTGACTCAAAGTATTAATAATATCCTGCTTCATAGCAAGTAAAAACTGAAACGATTGACTTAAACCTAAATCAAGTTCCTTAAACATATTCTGAGGATCTAAGTTCCTTTGACTTGTATTTCCGGCAGCACTCGAATCATATTCATAAAATTGATCGTTATGAATATTGTACATCACTTCCTTAACAGTTTTATTAATTGGCTGTCCCGCGCGATCATACGTAAACACCTTACCTTTTGCCCTTGCAAGCTCTTTTAATATTTGATACATACATATATCAAACATATTATCAAAGTTCTCTATAATCTCCTGTAATGACACTGTAATGCCATTAACCCTACCGTGTATATAACCATAATAAGAACTACTCATTATATGAGCGGGCTTGTCAACACTTCTCTTCTGGAAGTAAGTCCTACGCATATTTACATCCACACATCCACCAATTCTCGTGGCTTCATACTCATCTTCCTTATACTTAGTTATAATCTCGTACTCTCCACTTTCAACCTTCTTATCGTGATACTCCCTATTAGATTCATATTTTTCCGGAATCATAGGTAAATCAATGTAATCCACATCGTCCTCCGAATCAAACATGGCCTGATCCGCTGATTTCTTAACCCTCTTTGTATATTCCGGTGTAACAGATTTCCATTCAATGTGCAATACATCACACACTAACTCTCCGCCAACCATTCTCATATATCCCCTACCTATTCCATCCGGCCCCGCGTAAGAACCCCAATTATCTCTGGCGTTCTCCAACATTAACCTTTGGTCTTTAGTGAGGTTATATCTCAATAAAATCTGGTGTAAAGGCATCACCCTTCTACATCCTAATATAGGACTCTCTTCTAAATAATCATCTCCGTCAACCGCCTCAAAAATAGCATTCCTTACATCTATATTATGCAACTTCACCTCTCCGGTTTCGTCGCGTTCCACTTGCATAAAACAATGGCTATGCAACTCTAAGTTCTTAAAAGCATCTCCAAACTTCTTTTTAGCATCTAAATCCAATACTTGGTTATTAGCAATGATTTGCATAATATCCTCACATTTATCTTTAGGAGCCATCTTATCCCATAAAGGATCTTCTAAACTATCAGGAATAGGAGCGCCTTCCATTACATCTACACCACCCTTATTCTTTAAATCCATCAATTCGGGCTTGGCTATCATAGCCCCAATCATAAAGTCTAATTGCTGCATTTTTGCAGACATAGCTTCTGAATTAATAGTGGTGACAGTGGAAGATAACGGACGTTTTAAAAACTCCCCATGCAATAGGTCAATCTTAGTTCTACCTAAGCGATATGCAATGTATTTAGAACGGTTTTGTTTACCATAAGTCTTCTCTAACCACGCAAGACTTCCCGGCTGTTTAACGCCGTTGTAAGAGTCTAATAAACGGGTCATTTTACCGCTATAGCTGTTATTGTTTATTAGAAGCTGCTCGGCAAAATCCAAATGGGATTTTAACCAGGCTTCATTCTTGTCTTTAAGCGGTAAAAGTTGACTAGGAAACTGCATATTAAATAATAGACCGTGCTATAGTTGTTTCCCAAAAGTAGCGAAAATATACAATGGTTGTATCTAAAATAAAAAAGACTGTTGCGCTAACAGTCTTTATAAGTATCCATGTTGTAAAAGTTTACACACTCTTATTTCGGTATTGCAAATATATGCAATTTATTTAAAATCCAAACTTTCCGTGATCTTGCTCTTCATCTTCCAAATTAAAGTTCTCAGTACGCATCATCAACTCTCCGTTACTACCCATTACAAACTCCGGCAAATCAAATCTATTATCCTTATCCTCATTGTTCTGATCTCTCGGCCTTACATCACAGCTTATATCTTGCATTAAAGCCAATCCATAAGCATCCGCCAAGTCATTATCACTCCCTATCTCCACCTCATCAAAGTTACCTAATTGATTAATTAATTCAGGGAACCAATTATTCTGAACATTATCCACGATATCCGCTTGCATTAAACCGGACATTCTTGGTCTACTAAAATTAGTTAACCTAACACCCTTCTCATGTGTCTGCTCACTTGTTTCGCTCTCGAACTTTCTAGGACGGTCTGCTAAGAACTTCCATCCGCCATGCTCCCTAAAATATTCCATTATAACTCCGGCACCCACATCCACAAGAACATTTCCTATAAGATTGTAATATACAGAAGCCATTAGGCATAACTCATAAAACTTCTCTTTTCGTTTAGGTCTACATGAAATAACTGCAATAGGAGCCTGAGACATTGCATTGTTAATATGATTAGCCCTTATTCTAATACACATTGCCCCTAATGATTTAGAGGCTTTAGCGGTGTCCTGGTCATAAGAATCAAGGCCGCTCGTGTGCAAATTCTGATAGCCTTTACGCGGATGCTCACCATCTATAATCCAAATACATTCATCTTGGTTATCAAATGGTTTTAAAGGGGTGCAAATAACAGCCAAAGGCATTTTAATCATACCCTTGTCATCTTTCACCCATTCCATCTTATACTTAGTCCATCTTGGATGTTCTAAAGCGTCAATTATAGCCATTTGATTGTTTAACTTCTCTATATCAAAGTTGTTAACCACTGTCTTTCGGAAGATTTCAGTTTCATTTAAAGGGTTATTCTGTAAGTCCTCGTTGTATTCCTTTAGGTTGCCAGCTTTTAAGAATGCTGCCCTTCTATCCACAATAGCCTTTTCCGCCAAAGCTAAATCTTCCACCCCTTGTAATTGGAATGGTTTATATTTTTTAAGTAAGTCAGATTGAGTAGGAAGCCTTCTATTTGCCTCAGTTGCATTGCCATAAAAATACATTCTAGGCGCGGGAATTAAGAATTTAATCATTCCATAACTAGGATCGCTTGCGTTAGACCACAGCTTCTTAAAATCCCTAGAACCCTTGTTGACGTTGCCCCCGGTGCCAAAAAATAGCCCCATTCCGACCTTTTGACTACCATTCATTAAACAGTCATTAGTGGCGGATTTAAACTCTAACAACTTCTCAAACTCTCCAATCTCCTCCGCGATAACATCATTCAAATAAAGACCCTTAAACATATTAGGGTTAATGTGCATTGTTCTGGCATATATAGTATTCTTAGTTCCCTGCTCTTCAAAAGCTCCTAATGAATTACGAATATTGTATCCAGCGATAATCTCATCATCGTTGTCCAACAACTTCTTAACAGAAAACTCAGGAGGCATACCGCTATCCGCAAATCTCCATTTAGAAAGAAAATCATCTACGTAAGTTTTATTACCCGCGGCAACCCCTCCCTTATAACCCGGAAAGAATCTCCATCCATAATCAATAACCATTGTACTGGCAGCCTCAGAAATACCCTTTCTACGGCCTTTAGCGCATACTATATCCTTTCCGACACTCTTAGCATATTCAATCAAATAAGCAAGCTCTAAATGCAAATCTATCATGTCAGGGGTGATAACCCCCTTAATGGTAGACATTCTTTTATAATTAATATAGAAATAGAACCTTCCAGGTATAAATACTCCTCCTGTTTGATATCCGTGTATACACCTTCTTAACTCCTCAGTCCAGTACTCTTCCCATGCAGGGGTTCCGATAACTCTTTTATCTCTTATAGAGTCAGCATATTTAGGAATGCCATATTTAATTACAGGGGCAGGCTCAAATCCCTTTCCTTTAAAATACGGAGCGCGGAGAACTATAGGACTTGAACTCATTTATTCTTTAAAATATTATCGTATTGTTTAGAGCTAGCCTGAATCTTCTCTAGCCACGAAAGAGTCATTTTACCCTTCACTACACCCTCATTTAACGTTTCCTCGTCGATTTCCTTCTCTAAAGCCGCAATACTCTGCCTCAATGAGGCAATAGCATCTGTGGTCTTTTTTACAGATGTAGGACTGTCGTCATTTTCAAGTAATTGTAAGAACTTGTCAATCTTTTGCTGATATTTCCGCGACACCTCAATCTTTGGATTGTATTGAAGCCTCATGTAATCATCAACGGCCTTAACTATCTTATTGCTTTCCCAAAATTTAGGAATATTGTCATCAAAGGCATGATACATTGCCTTTCTCTTTCTCTCGTGATCGGGAAACTGTTTATAAATCGAATGATAATCGCAATGTAACACCACCGCCAGCATCTCTTTCTCAGTTAAGGCTTCAAAGGAGATAACCATTTTCATCACCTCCGGTCTCAAGATCTGGTTATTGCGATGGTCAATTTCTATTAAGTAACTCATGTAGATTTTTTTATTATAGATTTCACTTCACGCCAAAACACCTTACCTAAAGTGTCTACCTGAGTCATTATAGTGTCAATAGCTATACAGCAACACCTCTGTACCTCCTCCGAATTTAAGTCATCAAACTCACTGTACTTATAATATAACTCATCTGCCTGTTCTTGTGGACTCATAGTTCAATTTTTTAATTTCTGTTTTTAAGGAATCAATCTTAAATATTAGATACACCTCCCTGTCATGATTCTTCTTCATTTCCTTGTACGCCACGCCTAGATACACTAAACAAAGTAAGCATATTCCCGCGATTATAGTTTCTCTAGCCCTGTCCATTAAAACGCCTCCAATTCCGGTAATTGCACCGGCTCTAATTCGTTAATAATCTTTTCTTTGAAGTAATCTAGTAAATCTTTAATATCCCTTTTTAAATAGGTCATAGGTATCACCTTGTTTGTATATTGTATTACCTTGCCCGTAACATCCTTTTTAGGGATAATCATATCTACAAACATCCTTTCACATTTTCTGCCGGTAAGCAACTCAAAATGATAAGCGTAATACGATAATTGTATATTGATTTTGGAATACTTCGTGTTTGGCAAATGGTCTAATGGATAATTAAGCCATGCCTGACCTTTAGACTCATAACTCATACCCTTATCAAAACATTTAAAGTCGCTGATATGAAACTTACTATCCTTTCTATTGCTACATAACGCCAACTTATCTAAACTTCCAGCAGTTCTCGTAATAGTATTATACACTACCAATTGCTCATGACAGCTATGATAGTCTTTATACTTACCTAAAACGTGTTCAACGATACCCTTTAAATCCCTATCAGATTCCAATATTTGACCCGTCTGAGCGTATAACTCAAGCGCGGCATCTATACGCGTACCTTCATCAGTTGCATTGCTCCATTGGCCTAAAACAGCCTCCTTTGATCTACCTTCTGACTTTGCCACCTGCCCGGCTATAAAATTAGCATCGAATTTAGGTACGAGGAAGTTATAAAGTCGGCTGAACGACATATATTCCTTTCCTTCGTTATCGAAGTACTTGTGAACTTTCTCGTCCAGCCGAACTTTTTGGTCATATAAGTTATGAATCCTTGACATTAAAACGCTTCGTCTTCGTCTGTTATTACTGGAACTTCTGCTTTAACCTCTTTGGATTTCTTAGGCTTTTTAGTTTCAGATAGCGTTACTTCGCCACCATCCAACTCAAACTCCTCTTCAACTACAATAGAAAGATCTTCCGCCAATTCTGAATTGTGAATAATGATACTACCGAACTTGTTTTCCAAAAGGCTTGTAGCGAAATCGCGTTGCTCATCAAGAGTTAATCCGTTAAATGTGTCCATTGTCATAGACTTCTCTTTTCCGGCCTCAATCCATCTTTGAGTTAATTCTTCGTCACTCACTTTTTTCTCACCCTCCAAATACAATTTGGTTTCAGTTAGGATATCCTTAGCGATAGCCACAACATCTTCATAACCCTCATAATTGTCGATTTCCTCCACTTTAGGAGTGTTTAGCTTAATGTTCTTGTTCCCGAACACTTCTCTTTCTCCGTGCAATACAAAGCCCTCTGAATCAAATTCCAACCCTACAACCTGAGTCTCATAAAGCATGAATTTCATCTGATCTTCATCCTTTTGATTAGACATTTGACAAATATTCAATAAGTGAATACGAAGGTCTTTAAATAAATCTTCTAAGTCTTTATGGATTGGGTCTTTCGGCGACTTCACCATATCCGTGTTAGAAATTCTCTTTCCTTTTGTTTCAGGGAGGATGTAAACGACTTTTGCGCCATTAAACCCGTTGTTTTTTAGGGTGATCTTTTTTATATTCATTTTTCGTTATTTACTTGTTTAATTCCAGTTGGTTGGTATAATCCGGTTTTAGTCATTCTAATAAATTCTTCCTCTATAACAGATTTGAATTTATCAATACCCTCTTCTCCCGTAATAATTATACATTTTTTCTCTTCCGCCTCAACTTGCCTAAACCAATCTCCCTCATCATCGTCTATTTCATCTGGATGATTAGCGTAATAATTTTTCATTCTTTCATTATCCATACGCCATTTATCCAATTCTTCACCCTCCATGATAATACTATCATCAAATGGACTTGCCATGTAATTAAATGTCCGGCGTTGTTGATATTCATCGTTACTAGCACTCATGCCTTATTATTTAATTTATTATAAAAATCTTCGTTTATGAAGCCTTCCGACTTACCATCCTCAAAATTATACCACAAAACTTGACTTTCCCCAGACCCACTTATTGTAAATGTTTTTCTCTGAATAGTCATGTGGTTAACCCATTTGTTTTTCGGCGGAGAAGGTAAACAGGTTTTTAATTCATCTTCTTTTGAAATTAAAAACTCCGGCACATTAGATTTAATCGCCGCGCCAACAAATAATACTCCTAAAGTTTTTAAGAAGCCTCCCCTATTCATACCTCAATATTTAATATTTGATTATCTGTGACAAACTTAACCTTACTCCTGTAATCCTTAAATATCAATATGTAAGGCATTACTGTATCATTAGCAGTGATGAACATATAAACATGAAAAGGTCTATCCTCCGCCATATCATATCCCATACTCTCCGCGATTAAACAAGGATCTCTCTCCGTCATTGAATAAAGATCGTTAATAGCCATTTCAGTTGACCACCAGTCTATAATACCGTGTTTAGTGAACTCCTCTTTTAGCATATAGACTTTATTACCCAAATTAACACTCCAACTATTAATATCACCCAAGCGAATGTATCCCAATCGGGATTCTCATTGTAACTGTAATCCATCAAATTTACTCCTTTATTTATTAATATTCAAATTAATTGTATTATTATGCAATTCCTTGTAGTCGTTAATATAACTCTCAACTGTCTCTTTATAACCCTTGCTATCCCGCATAGTCTGTTTTACCTTCTTACAATAGAATACCATAGATGAATGATCTCTTCCGCCGTAAAACTGCCCTATCTCTCCCAATGTGAATTGATACCCATAGATTGCCCGTGTCACATACACGCATATCTCCCTCACCCTTGCGTTATCCTGATGCCTGGCCTTATCCCTTACATTCTCTAATCTAGCCCTCATCCGGTTACAAACATATTCTCCCACTGCCATAATGCATTCAGAAGCATCGGCTGTTAATTCCTGTTGAACCTTAGGTACTAAGTAATATTCTTCCTTGATCCGCGCCACTACATTCTCTGTAATAGCTTTTAATTGAACTTCTGTTAGTTTCATGCTTGTCTAAAATTAAATCCGTGAAACTCATAACTCTGTTGCGGCGGAGCTTCATCAAACTTATAATGAACACTCATCAAACATTCCCCGCATTCCCTCAAGAATTTAATATTATCCTTAATCCCCTCTATCTCCCTCTCAATATTAACTACATTGTTCTTTACAACCTGCAACACAACTCCCGATTCCCCACTTAGCCTTTTAACGACCTTATTAAGCTTATTTAATTGTTTCTGACACTCCAGTACCTTATTCTCATTATCGTCCACCATAAGGCCATTATATTCCCTAAACTCCTGTATTAAGTCCTTATAATCCACATCATTCTGCGCGATAATATTCATAAAGATCTGCTGAACATATTGACTAAACTTAAGATCAAAGCTTTCCATCTCCTCATCTCCCGTCCGGTCATATTTATCCCTTCTGACCTTATCCCGTAAAACCATATACGCGCGGTTAACCTCAATCATGTCCTCATGACTACCACCCTTATCTTCATGCTTTTCTTTAGCCATATCTTTATAAGCTTGTTTTATTTCCTGTTGCGTGGCGTTCTTATCCACACCTAGTATTTCGTATAATGTCATAATTACAGCATCCAATACTGTTCCCACAGCGCGCGGTTAACTTTAAGAGATGTTTCAGCGTCTTTAGTCTCGTGGAAATACAAATGATATTCATCCTTGTTTCTTTCGCAGAAAATTAATTCGTCCACCTGTCTGCGAACAACCCCAACATAATTTTTAGATAAAGGCTTTCCTTCATTTGCTTTAGCGCAAATATGACTCAACTGTGCAAATGCAAGGGCGGATAAAGCTTGTTTCTCGGTGCGGTATTGATTTTTAAACCACGGATGAGCTATAGTATTACAAGCTTTTTTAACGTTAAGTTTTGATAAAGCTCCGTTGGTAAGAAGCTCAATGTAATGCCCCGGCTCAAAACTCTCCTCCCATGTAAACCCTTCCTTACCATCTAATTCTTCTTTAGAGAAGTTATCGAGTAGGAATTTAAGAATTGACGTGTTAATCAGGCTGTTTGAAGTGACAAGAACGCCAACGCCCGCACTTTCAACTTTCGGCTGACAATTATTCCACATCTCCCGCGCTGTTTCAAGACTCATAGTGATCGGACGTGAATCTGATTTATTTGGTGAAGACGTAGCGTTAAAATAACCATGACCGTTACCGCATCTCTTTCTAAACCTATCCACCCTCTCCGACTGACTCATCTCTTTATCCAAAACAGCATCCGCAATGTAATCACTTCCTAGTTTTTGAGCCACAAAGTCAACTCCCGAAAGCTCTATAAACTTGTCGATGGTTAATGCTTTTCCGAATGAAAATTTTAAGCAAGCAAGATCTTTTTCGTTATCTATTCCATAATAACGACCAACATCAAACCCCTCATATTCTATATGACCCTCTTTATCATTCAAATACCTAATCACAGTATCTTTAAATCTCTGACTTCCGTCATTGCGAACCGACCAGCTCTCTGGTAATCTGTTTTCTTTCATATTATTTGTTTTAAATATAATTTTTAACTGAATAAGCCTCGTAATCATATAGATTTGGCCCATAATGACTCATACCCTCTTTCACTCCGTAATCTATTATTCCGCCGCTTGTCAAATTTTCACTTTTCCACGACCAATAACCATCTTCCGATCTTTCTGGTAGACTAACCACTTTGCACTTAATGCCTATTCCGTATTCATATTCATAATGAACATCGCCAATCTTAATGTTACTCACATTAATACCACCTTTAGTTATCACATTCTTTTTCATATCCCTAGTTAAACGTTATACATTACATTAAGGTTTCATTTATATTCATAAATAATACTCAACCCCTCCGGTCCCGTCACCCTACTCAAAGCCACATACAACTGCTCCTTCTGAAAGCACGGCCTAGTCAAATCCACAGTCACCTCCTCAAATGTCATCCCCTGGCTCTTATGAATACTCAACGCATAAGCCAACCTTATCGGATACTGCTCAATACTCCCCAATTCCTGCAACTCCAAACTACCATACTTATCCGCCAACACATACTCCTTCTTAGTGAAAGTCATCCTATCCAAACTATATTCCTCATTCTCCACCCTTATAAAGAACCTGTCCTCCCCATTCATCTCCCTCACCACAAAAGTCCCAATCGTCCCGTTAACCAACGGATTATTCTTACTATTCGCCAAATACATTATCCTAGCCCCGTCCTTAACCCTAACCTCACTCTCCAAATTAAAATCATCAGCCTTCACATTCCCATCCACCTTCGCCACAAACACCCATTCCTTCCCCTCAATCTTTGCCAACCCCTCCTCATTGTATTTCTTTACAGTGCTATTGTAAGGAGCCAAGATAATCCCCTTCTCTCCCTTTCCTATAAACCTCTTAAAATAAGGACTCCTCTTCCCATCCCTCACCTTATTCAAAGCCTCTATAAACTCCTCATCACTCTGCCTCAATATCTCATCCAACTCCACATCCACTACCCCCAACTTCTCATAACACCCCGCATCATAAAACCTATACCCCTCATAACCCTTCAACAAAACACTCCTTAAATTATCATACATAACCGGCGGCAACTGCTTCAAATCCCCCACAAACACCACCTGCTTCTCCCACAAATCCCCACACCAATTCTTGACCATAGTCCAATTAATCGCATCCAACAAATCCGGCCTCAACATACTCACCTCATCTATAAAAAACACATCCACAGCCTTTATCATTCTCCTCTTCTCAGTCCTCAAAAAATTAACACTCTTATAATCACTAACCCCAAAAGGATTTATAGCAAACATACTATGTATCGTCTGACCGCCTATATTATTAGCAGCTATCCCCGTAGGAGCTATCGCCACAACCTTCTTACCCCTCCTCTTCAACTCCTCCATCACATCCCTTACAATCCAACTCTTACCCGTACCAGCCTTCCCACTCAAATAACAACTACTGCCACCCAATACCAATTCTCTAAACTCTTCTTGTTTCTTACTATATCCCATAAACACCTTATACCCCATTATTCAAATAAGGTTGCATAAAAATACAAACAAAATTATTTTTTATAAAAAATTTCCCAATGTGAATTAATACCACATTCTGATATTATATGAAAGAACGGGGGCGGATACCTATGTAGCACTTTTTCCGTCTTAGAAAAAATAAACCGTGTGGGGGGCTTTGTTTCTGATGGCAGATCATTTGAGAATTTATTTATCTGTGAATTTATTAACTGAGGTTGCGCGGATAATCAACACACTTGTTAGATCTATTTGACATGTGTGTATGCTAAATTATAATTGTGAGCATTACAGAATTTGTAAGGAAATAGATATGCGCTGAATCATTACAGATATTGTAATGAAAGTTAGTATATATGTTATGGAGATATGTATAGTAAGTAAGGGATTAGTATATATATTAGCATAATCCTGGTATTATCCGCCAATTATCCCCTCACTATTTATAAAACTGTTAAATATGTTAAATATGAGTGGTATCGCGATACTCAACGGTGGACAAAACGCACTTTACCTCCAAATTAGCCTCTATTTTAAGCCTTATTTCTGCCTAATTTCATTCACTAACACGTAAATTGATAGATTTTGTGACAAATATTCAAATTAGGACACATGAGGGGTGCATAATACACGCTGATATTTATGTTAGTGATAATAGGGTGTTATATGGGTAATTGTGAGGTGTTGGGATGTGGTTGTGGAGTGATATTGGGTTATTGTAGAGTGTTATGGTAATAATAGGTAGCTAGTGCAACCTTTGTTGTGGTAGTGTGGTATAAGGGATATATGGAGAGATTTGTAGTTATAATGGTTTACGTTTATTATAGTGTTATTAGTGTTAGTGTGATGTTAAGGTTTATGTGTTGGTGTATTGGGTATAATGGTTTTAATAGTGTTATTGCTAGTATTCTTATTATTAGTAGTGTTATATACTTTAGTGTATTGATGTTATTGTATTTGTTTAGTAGGATAAGGGATTAACATCCGTCGGTATCCGCGCGAATGCAGGTAATAAACTATCAAAATTTAGGCCTATACACTCATTACAGTCTATTTGAGACGCTATTATTAATTAGCGATACTGAGGTATTGATAGTAATATAATAGCTTAGAATGAATGTATTTAATTATTTCCTTTTGCCGCTCAAATAAGATCTTTGCCACTCATCCTATTCCTTTTACCGTTCGTGTAGTATTTCAATTATGCCCCTTTTTACGATGTACCTTTGATTCAAGAAAAACAAAATAACATGAAAACATACACAGTATCAGGATTTAGAATGACAAAAGACACCGACACATGGAAGTTAAATAGAGTTGGTTTTTATACCTCTGTTACGGTCGAATCATCAACAAATAATGTGGAAGCCCTCGAAAACGCAGCCGCAATTAAAATAAAATCCGATTCTTTTGAAGCTATTAACATACAAGCACATTAAACCATGAAAACATACACTTTTACAATTAGAGTGGCTTGCGGGCCAAAATCATTTAAAGAGGTTTATAAAACTGATAAAGGCTTACAACACGCCATTGATTCAGTAACCGCAAAATTTAACATATCAACACTATTTATCGATAACATTAACATCAAATAATTATGGTAAGCTGTAATATATGTATTTACTGGACGACTGAGTTCGGATGCGATCACCACCAAACGCCGGAACAAAAAGAAAATAGAGAAGTCTCTAATATCGTTAAATACGCCAATGGTCGCGACGGTATAAAAGAAACGTCTGACTTTATCGCAGGAATTAAAATAACCCTTAAATACCTTAAAAAATGAACGCAAAATATTTAACTATCGCAGGCCATAAAATACAAAAAGGCGGCAAGTATTACACGGTTCACATTGATACCGGAGAATTAGCAGAATGCACGGCCCACAATGAAAACAATGTAACATATAACTGCTATTTCAAACACGAACACGAAGCCGTTAGGTTTAGTCAATCGGTTAAACTAGCTAATGTTTTACACTTATTCATAAGAGAAATTGCAGAAAAACACAGAGGTAAATAGTACGAACGTCCCCACAAACTGACAGACGGTAACAATAAACAGACATTCGCATATTACCTTTGATTAATTAATTAAACTAAACAACATGAAAAAGTTACTTAAACAATACAACTTCAACTCAGATATGAAATACTTTGAGATGATTATCGAAAGCTTTATAAATGGTCAAATAAGCCAAGCTAAAGCACAATTTGCCGCGATGCCTAAAGTTAATCGTCGCGAAATGGTTATAGCGATAACAGGCAATTGGAATAGCGGATTAAGTCAGGAATATATTAACACATTAATCAATTTAATCTAAACAACATGACAACAGTTAGAAGATACAAAAGCCTTGCTACTCCAAAGCCAGTGACAAGCCAAACAATTAAAGAAAAGATTATTAACCTGTTAAAACAATACTAAAATGGAAACAAAACACACTCCCGGCCCGTGGAAAGCTGAAAAGGACAGTCCCAATAAATACTCCACTTGGAGCGTTTATAGTATGGACGGCAAAACGTTTAATGGTTTTATTTGTCAAACCTCCGGCAATTGTGAGCCGAACGCCAAACTAATAGCGGCAGCCCCTGAATTATTGGAGGCTTTACAAAGCGTTTTTAGTCACAGTAAGGATAATTTATTGCAACTGCCTGAATATCTTTTTATTGAGATTCAAAATGTGATTAATAAAGCCACTGAATAAATTACACAGACGGTCATATAAAATGATGAGCGGTAATAACAAATAAGATCTTACAAACTAACTTTGATAAATAATAATTAACCATTTAAAAAACTAGAATTTATGACACAAGTATCAGAATACACACAGCAAGCGAATGACTTTTTAACTAAAACAAACACCACTTTCAAAGCAGAGTTTTTAAAGCACGGCAAGCACTTTGCAGATGACAAGGACACGCGCGACATTTACAAAATTACGCTTGTTCGCGGCTCGCGTGAATATTCCTTTAATTTCGGGCAAAGTATCAATAATAGTGGAGAGTATCAATTAGTTGAGCATTTAAGAAACAAAGTAATTGCAGAACCTTTAATTAAACAGTTTGGCAGTAAATACGCATTCAATAAAAAGGACTTAAAAACTATTTTCTTTCTTACCACAATAAACGAAAAGGAAATTATTAAAAACCCTAATTTCTCACCCCCGGCCTCATGCGATGTTTTAGCCTGCCTGACAAAATACGATCCGGGAACATTTGAGGACTTTTGCGGTGAATTTGGATATGACACTTACAGCAAAAAGGCCGAAAAAACATACTTAGCAGTTAAGGATGAATGGTTAAACATGTCCAGACTGTTTAATGACGACGAATTGTCACAATTACAGGAAATACAATAATGCGCCACCTCAACACAATATACAGACGAATTAAATACTATCTAAAATCAATATTATGACACGTAAAGAAGGAATAACAACAAGCTACCAAGAGCGAACAAAAGACCCAGGACAGCCGCCGGAATCACTTTATTCGGCTGAATATAACAACTACACAGAGCAATGTATATGTTATTGTAACGAACAACCCAAGACATTTAAAGAATGGCTCAATGAAAACATAAAACCCCTTACAAGATCTGTAAGGAAATCAATAAATAATTAATCATTACAAAAACTGTAAGACTATGAGAAAAGCAATAGGAGCAAGTTTAATATTAATCGCATTTATTTCATTAATATTAATGCAAGCCTACGAAATTGGAATGATAAATGCGCTAATTTGCTTGGGAGCGGCATTAATATTTTGCGGAATAATAGCCTTAGGGGCATATTTATTAACAAACTAAAAACAAATAACATGGAAAAACTTAAAAGACTATCCCGCACAGAATTAAACGAACTCTATTTTAATGAGTTCGGCCTGCCAGCAGATCACCACAGTATTGATAAAGTGTTAGCTGCACTGTATTATGGCAAACGTATTAAGTACTTAACAGAAGAAGAAATATTTAATATCTCAGAGCTATGAAAGAAAAATTAAAAGAACACCTAAAAACAGAGTTTCAGGCCGCATTAAAAGAAATGCCACGCCTAACATGGTCAGAATTTTTACAAGGATGTATTGACCTTGCAAATTCCAAAGGGTTCAAAACGACTGCCGATATAATCGAAGAAATACTAAAAGAATCATTTTGAACTAAGGACAACTAACGCAATTTTTAACCAATAAATAACCAGAAAACATGACAAATCCAAGAATTAAAGCCGTTTTAAGACAGGCACACGCAGAATCAATACAAGACCAACTTAACTATAAAATATGCCTCTGTGAGGATATTATAAAGGCTAAAAAGGTATTGTGGTCATTCGGCCAGAAACAACACGACGAGTTCACAAAAGAAAGCACTGCCACCGCTCTATTCGATCAACTATATGACATGGATATTGAGCAATTAACCCTTATTAATAATGGTTATGGCAAACAAATCAATAAATTATTAACCCTTAAATTGCAGGCTCAACACTGCGGACTAGATTAATTATGAGAACAATAGAAAATCCCCTTGTATTAAGGGAGGGAAATGTGTTAGTCTTAAAATCCGCCGCCGGAGAATATGTTTCAAAACATCTAGCTGAAGAAATGTTAAAAGCCCTCTACGATTATTACAAAATATTAGATCATGTGGGGACGTTACCCGAAAACAAATTAAAAATATTTAATTTAATCTTAAAAGCTAAAGGACAATGATAGAACTAATCAAAGAAACAGCAACAGACGGCACAATCTGGTGGAAAGTCAGATATAATAATGAGGTGGTGTGCAGCCCGACAATATACGAAGCGCACGCGCGGAAATATTATGAAGACTTTAAACCTGTGGAGCCTCGATCCGAAATTGTGGAGAGTAGACACATTTGAACTCAGGACAATTAACGTAAATTATTAACTAATAAAATCTAAGAATTATGAAACAATTAACAATTATTGCTGCACTAATATTAACGTCCTGCGGGCCAAGCAGAGAAGAAATGCTTCGAAATCCAGATGCTTACATTACAAAAGATGGGAAATTTAAAAATCCCGATAAATTAGAACCGGAATCTACACCGTCCGGAATAAATACCCATACCATTGATGGATGCGAATATATTACATATCACAGATTTGGGCCAGGCGTTTCTATTATTCACAAGGCTAACTGTAAAAACCATAAACCATGACTAAACAATCATTAGGAGCCTTTATTAAGATACTCCAACAATACCCCGAAAACACCTATTTTCAATGCCCTAAAGACATATTCTGCTTATCAAGCGAAGTAGTGACGCGCGCAGAAGCCAGAAGAAGATTAGCATTAATTGAATACCATTGGAAAACCATAGAAGGAATTGAAACTAAATTCCATATATGGGGAGAAGACGAATCCACCTTTTGGGATAAGGACAACTTACGCCATATTCCAGTTCATGTTATCAAGATATCTGCCGACAATGAGAAGATTCAGGAATTTGCTTCTTCAATGAATACGGTGGGAGATTGAAAATTAATCACTAACTGATCTAACTTATCTAAGTTGTTAAATATCGGGTGGAGCGTAATAGTTTTACCCGATTTTGCTATTGCCCTCTTTTTCTCCAATCTGAATATGCCGGTGTTAAAAGATGTGCCACTCATACCCCCTCTAATTTGCTCAGAAAGCTCTATTGTAAGCGCTATTGTGTTATTGATAGTGTATTCCATCAGTTTGCAGATCAAAGCCCGCTCAGAAGCTGTTAAATCAAACATGAAGTTTAATACATTCACTTTCTTCTCAATAGAAGATTCTTTTATGGATATTGATTTATTCATAGTTTGCATTTTACTGACTACGGCTCTCCGTACTCGCTTTGATTTACTT